GTGCGTGCAGTCGGCGCGGTGCTTAGCCACCGAAGCCCTTGTCGTACTCGGCCTGCCACGCGGCGGCCTCCGCGATGGCCTCGGGGTCGGGGTCCGGGTCGTGGTCGTCGCCCCACACCCATACGGTGGGTCATGCTGCCTCCTTGGTGGCGTTGTACTTCTCGATCAGCTCCTCGGCCAGGGACTCTGCCCGCTCCTGGCCGAAGTCGGTGAGGGCGCGCCCCTTGGGCGTCACCTGGACGTAGCCGCGCTGGACCAGGTCGTCCTCGGTGTGCTGGATGTGCTCGGTCTGCAGCAGCGCCTTGAGGGTGGACGCCCCGGTGACGCCGCCGTAGGACAGCAGCCCGACCAGGTACTGCTGGGCCAGCCTGTCCAGCCCGTCTCGGGTGAGCCCGGACCAGGTGAGGGCCACGGTGATGTCGTAGCCGTCCTCGCCGGGCGTCAGCCCCTTCGCCAGGGAGGAGTCCCGCACGGCGATGAGGAGCTGGCGGATGCGCCGGGGGTTGTTGACGCACGCGGCGGCCACATGGGCCAGCCACGCGGTGGAGGTGGGCATGGGCAGGATGTCCCCGAAGCCTTGACGCTTGGCGGTGAGCACGGCGATCTGCAGCGCCTCCGCGTCGCTGTACGGCTCCAGGACCGGCTTGATGGGGAACCTGTCCAGGATGGTCTGCGGGAGCTTCTGGCCGTCCGTGGTGGCCCCGATGACGGTGATGTCGGGGGCCTTCACAACGCCCGTCGGCAGGTGGAGCTGCCCCTCCTCCATGAGGGTGAGCAGCCATTCGATGCCTGCCTTGCCGCGGTGCACGAGCCGGTGAATCTCATCGAGGAACAGGATGTCGCCGTCGACCATCGACTTCAGGGCCTTGGCGGCGTCGGTCTCCTTGACGTTGCCACCCAGCTCCACGAAGCCGGCCCCCCGGCGGTGGGCGATGAGCCGGGCGAGTGAGGACTTGCCGATGCCGGGGGAGCCGGAGTCGAGCAGGACGTGGTCGAGCCGGGCGGTGCGGTGGAAGGCGGACATGATGGCCGCCATGATCTGGTCGACGGCCATGTCTTGTCCGACGAACTCGGCAAACGACTGCGGGTAGGGGCCGTCGAGGATGTCGTCCCCGCGCTTGACGGTGGGTCCGGACGTGGTCCGGGTGGTGTTGGCCATGCGCCAGGCCAGGTATTGGGTGGCAACCATGTTGAACCTTTCATGTCGTGACGATTAGACAGGAAGAATGGCATGAGAAAGGGGTGCTGTCCAGCGACAGCACCCCTGGCGCCAGAATGGCGACAGAAACGAACGTTTAGGTGGGACCCCACCCGTCGGGCAGCGTGTCACCCAACTTGCCCAGCAGCTCCTCCGCGTTCATCGGGGCGTCGATCCGCGTCCGATACCCCGGGTGAATCTGCGCCTGCTCCGCCCAAGCGAACAACGACTGCAGCGCCATCAGGGAGGTGCGCACCGCAGCCCACGAGATGCCCCACGGGTCGTGCGCCTGCTGGTGAATCAAGTCGGCCCAGTCGATGAGCTGGCGGACCCGCGCCTGCTCCTCCGGGGGAGGGATGCGGTCCGGCGCGTTCTCCACCGGCACCCGCTTGCTGGGTGGGACCGCCCACTCCTCGGGGTCGTCCGTGCTCTCGCTCATGAAGCCACTGTCCCACCTCATACGGCGACCCGGGTCATCTGGGTGACGATGTCCTGCTGGAGCTGGGCGAGCTGCAGACGGACCGCCTCGGCCGCACCGGCGGTGCGCTGCTTCGACACCTGCAGGTCGGTGCCGTACTTGTCGGCCCGCGCCATCCAGTCGTCGTACATGGCCTTGACCTTGGTGAAGGTCTCCGGCTTGACGTTGCGCCGCCCCGACAGCTTGGCAATCTCCTCCGAGACCGCCGCCAGCCCGGCCTCCGCCTCCCGCTGGTACACCTCCACCACCCTGGTGCGCAGGTTGGGCAGGTCGACCAGGGGGATCAGGTCCATCTCGGCAGTGCCCAGCCCGTTGACCCACTCGCACAGCCGCTCCAGCTCCTCACGGTGGGAGGCCGGCACGAAGTAGAACGAGGACTTCCACATCAGGGCGTCCAGGCGGGCCATGTAGCCACGCAGGATGACCCGCACCTTCTGGGCGTCGTGGAAGTTCCTGTACTGGTCGTACAGGGCGGAAAACTGCGACACCAGCTTGGTCAGCGGGTCACGCTCCGCGTCCGACAGCCCGCTGCGCAGGGAGGCCCGGCAGCGGACCGTGTCCGGGTCCATCCGGCCCTGGCGCTCCTGGGCCTTGTAGAACACCAGGTCACCCACCTCGCCGTACTGCAGCCGGCGGTTGTGGGCGTCCTTGGCCTCACGGACCATGCGCTTGACGATCTGCTTGTCGTCCCGGCCGGCCTCCCGGACCAGGACCTCCGCCTCGATGCCGCCGACCATGGCGTACTTGGACTTGCTGATGCCGGTGGCGGCCTTCTCGAACGCGTCGTCGGCCCGCAGCGGCAGCGGCAGCAGGTCGGTGCGCAGGTCGAGTCGCTTGAACTCGGCCTCCATCTTGGCGGCGTCGTAGGGCGCCTCGTTGACGGAGAACCAGGCGATGTAGCCGAGCACCGTGTCCGGCGGCATCGCGTTGTGGGTGTCCATGTAGGTGCGCAGGGCGCTGTTCCTCGGGGACATACTTCCTCCTTGGGCAAACGAAAGGGCCACCGCGGTTGCGGTGGCCGGTGGTCGGGAAGGTCAGCGAAGAACTGACAACGTTCGTTTTCGTCTAGTGCCCCTGCGGGGTGTGGTACACCCACTCCTGGAACCGAGCCTCGGCGGCCTCGACGTCCCACTGGATGTCGACCCACTGCTCGAACCACTCGGCGGCGGGCGTGTCCTCGGTGGGCAGAGACTCGGTGGGCTCGATCGAGATGAGCTCATGCCAGGGGTGGTCGTCGTCGTAGTGGGACTCGAAGTTCTCGGCCACCACCTCCAGGCCGACCTGGGCGGGCAGGAAGTGGTCGTCGCCCCAGGTCGAGCCGGTGTTGGCCCAGATGGTGGCGACCTGCTCCTCGGTCAGCTCGCCCTCGAACACGGCCCGCCCGTACTGCTTGTAGTTCGAGCCGTCGCGGTACATGTACTCGACCTCGGTATTGGTCATTGCAGGGCCTCCACATACTGCTTGGCCAGGTCGGCCTGGGCCTCGGGTGCGGCCACCCTGATGTGGTAGTGGCTGTCGCTGTCCTCCTCATCGTCGCCGTCGGCGTGGCCCTCGATCCACACGGCGGCGGCCTCGGGGTGACCGAACGAGATGAGCACCGCGGCGATGCTGTCAGCCTCGGAGCAGGTGAAGTGGCCGCCGGTGTGCACGGCGGTCATGCCGTCTCCGAAGACCGCGGCGAGGGCGTTGCCGCATGCCTCGACCTCGCGAACGAGCGTTGTCACTGGAGTGCCTCCTGGATGTTGATGTGGGCGTCGATGGTGTTGTCCCGCTTGTCCTTCTCCCAGGTGAAGCCGGGGATGGCGTCGTCCTGCGGGTAGAGCCACGAGGGGACGTGCCACAGGTTGTCCGTCAGGGCGTCCCAGCGGCTGTCCACCTCGGACCCGTCGACCTCGGTGCCGTCCCGCAGGACCACCTTGTGGATGTCGAGGTAGTCGCCCTGGTCGCTGTCCCACAGGTGCAGGGTGACGGCGTCGGGGAACTCCTCGCGCGTGCCGACGGCCAAGAGCTGGACCGCCTTCGCGGTGACGTCCTTCTTGGATTCGGCGTGCGCCGCAGTTGCAGACTCGAACAGGTCGGTCGCGAGCTGCAGTGCGGTGCTGTTGTCGGTCATGCGTCCTTGCTCCTTTCGATAATGCTGCGGCCCCGATCGGGATGACCGGGGCCGTGTTGCGGGTGGGGTGGGGTCAGCCGACCTTGCCCCATGATCCACAGTCCTGCGTGGAGAAGGTCTGACCCTTCTTGAGGGTGACCGTGGGCTTGCCGCCGGTGACGATGTCGTTGGCGATGATGTCGTCCTTGCCAGTGGTGCTGATCTTCCAGTAGCAGTCGCCGCTCACCGCCTCGGTCACCTTGTACTTGCCCGGCTTGATGTCCACCCCCACGTCCCAGGTGCCCTCCTCGACGTCTGCAGCGAGCTGCGGGGCGCCGGTGATGGTGACGAACTTGGTCGGGCCGGGCACCTTCTGGGTGACCGTGCTGACCGACGTGCTGGTGACCGTGCTGGTGGTGGGCTTGGGCTGGCTGGCCGCAGCCGGGGCCGCGGTGTCCCCGCTGCCGCCGGCCGCGATGCCGATGGTGAGGGCGACAACCGCCGTGGCCCCGTACCCGATGATGTGCTTGAGCTTCATGATCCTTCTCTCAGATGGTGCGGAAGATGTCCGCGAGTTTGGCCGGGTCGGACTCGACCAGGCTGGTGATGGAACGGACGTTGTCGCTGACCGCGGCCAGCGACCCTGACACGGAACAGCCGATGGCTATGCCGTAGCACTTGACCGACCACTTGTCCTTGGTGGTGGTCCAGTCCCGCATGAAGCCGGAGTCCAGGCTCCCGCCCTTGTACTCGTCGTCGGTCAGGAACACGATGTCCGGCCGCGGCTTGTCGCCTCGCGCCTTGATCGCGTCCAGCGCCATCGACAACGGCTTCTCGTAGTGGGTGCCGCCCCGCAGGAACCCCTCGGTCATCTCCATGACCTTCTCGATGGGCGCCTTGCCTCCGGGGAACTCCACGATGCGCTGCTTGGTGTTGTTGGCGAAGCCGATGTACAGGAAGTCCCGGTGCTCCCGCGCCGCCTGGTCCAGCAGTGCCAGCGACAGGGCCTTCGACCACGCCTCCCGGGACCCTCCGGCCACGTCCTCGGTGGTCATGGAGGAGGACTCATCGCACACCACGATGATGGGGCCACGGCCCTGCCGCTCCCGGCCGCGAACGTCCGTTGTCAGCAGTGCGTGCTGGGACCAGCGCTTCCACATCAGCATCTCCAGCTCCGGCGCAGCCAGGTTCAGCCACTCGCTGGTGGCCATCCTGGTGAAGTCGTTGGAGAGGCGGACGTTGTGCTTCTCGGAGGCGGCGTCCTTGACCTTGCGGCGGTACTCGGCACGCTGCACCCGCTTGAACGAGCCCAGCAGGGCAGCGAAGTCCGACAGCCGGGAGCCGCGCACCGCCTGTGCCAGCGCCATGCGCTCCTCCAGGCTCATCTTGGCGAGCACGGAGTCCTCCACACCGAAGCCGGCCATCATCGCCTGCTCCTTGTCCAGGTCCTCCACGGCGCCCTGCGCGGCGTTGCGGAGCTGGTTCTCCATCCCGGCAGCAGCCTGCTGTGCCGCCTGCTGCACCGCCGACGGGTCGGGGGCTGGGGTGTTGGCGAACTGGTCCAGCTTGGCCTGCAGGTCGCCCGCGTCACCCTGACCGTTCTCTGCCGCGGCGAGGGCGGCGGCCAGGGCCTCCGCCTGCGCCTGCCGGTCGGCCTCGGCCTGCTTGCGCGCCTCCTCGGCCTCCTCGGCGGCCGACTGCGCCCGGTGCAGCGTCTCCGACACCACCTTCTGCATGGCCAGCATCGCCATGCCCGAGCCGTACTTGTCACCTCGGGAGTGCTGACGCAGAGCCTGCACCTCCGGGTGCTCCATGAGCTGGGCCAGGACCTCACGGTTGGGCACCCGGGACGGGTCCATGGCAGCGGCCTCGCGCAGCATCGGTTCCTGCTTGAGGAACATGGCGTGCAGGTCACCCAGGAAGTCCTCGACGTAGTCGACGGTCTTGCCCAACTCGGTGGCGGCCTGGTCGACGTCCGGCATCGCCTGCCGGGCCGCCTCCCAGTCCTTGCGGTCGAAGCTGTTGCGGACGATGGCCTCGGTCTGGGTGGGCGTGGGCGTCTCGCGGTAGTTGTCGAGCAGCCCCTTGCCCTTGGCGATCAGGTCTGTCAGGAAACCCATGTGCGCACCTCCTCAGATGTTCAGCAGGGTCGGGTCCATGTTCATCAGGTCTGCGAACACCGAGCGCTGCACGGCCTTCACCCGGTCCTGGACCTCCTTGATCTTGGTGGTGGAGGAGCCCTTGCCCTCGGCCTCGGTGAGGATGGCCGCAACGTCCGTTGCGATGACCGCCAGCCGGGCGTTCAGCTCCACCGTCAGCCCGGCCTTCTTCTCCGCGGCCAAGCCCTTGGCGTCGCGCACCTCCTGCGCCACCTCCTCGACCAGGTCGAGCTGGTCGAGCGCCTTGCGGGCCAGCGGGTCAGCCACGCCGATGGTCAGCCGCTCCACCGTGGCGATGTCGGCCGGGTCCTCCCACAGGACGTGACGCAGGACTGCGATGTCCCCGACCTCGACCGTGCCCCGGCCAGCCAGGAACGCCGACGCCTTCAGCAGCGGCACCATCTGCTTCCACCGGCGGTCACCGACCACCAGGTCGGAGGAGCGGATGGCATCACGCAGGGTGACGAGCCGGTCGTCCACCGCCGTGGTGAACAGGATCGCCGGGACATCGACGTCGATGACCTGCTTCAGGTCGGCCCAGTCGACGGTGTTCACCGGGTCGGTGATGTCGCCGTGCAGCATCTTCAGCCAGTTGGCCGTCTCCTGGATGTAGTCCACGACCACCCGCACCGGGATGCGGTCCCAGAACGCCTCGGCGTCGGTGTTGTCCCCATCGGTGGGCACCTCATTGCTGGCACCGCCCACGGTGTACAGCGGGATGTCGATGAACGAAGTCCCGGCCACCGGGTCGACCTGGTGGAGCTTGCGCTCATTCAGGATCGGCAGCAGGTCGTGGCCCACCGACGGGCTCATCTTGCCCATCTCATCGAGTGTGCCGAACTCCACCGCCGGCAGGTAGCCGTTGATCTGGTGGACGAGCAGGTCGTTCTCGCGCATCTGCTTCAGCGAGTACGGGCCAAGGATGGCCTCCGACGGCAGGTTCTTCGACAGCAGCGCCTCGAAGTGCCGGGCGCCGACGATGGCCTTGAAGATGTTGGTGAACAGCGCCGTCTTGCCGGTGCCGGGCGGCCCCAGGGCGAAGAAGTGCTGCTTGGCCAGGATGGCGATGATGACGGCCTCGATCACCTTGCGGCGCTCGGGGAACATCTCGGACAGCTCCTCGATGAGGAGGTTCAGTCGCTTGGCGACAGGGTGCATCTGCGTTTCCTTCCGGTTGAAACGAGCGTTGCGGTTGTTGGTCACATGATGGACAGGACGAAGTCGTGGTGCGGCTCCTCGAAGGTGAACCACTTGTACTGCAGGGCGGCGACCTGGGCGAACGGCGTACCGAACACGTTGAAGTCCAAGCCCCAGTGGTACTTGTAGGCACCGGCCATGTCGCTGGGTACCGCTCCCAGGTGCAGGGCTTCGGCCTCGATGGCGGGCCAGTGCTCTTGGTAGGCCTGGTCGCAGTCGTAGTACTGCTTGGTGTGCTCACTGTCGTCCCAGCAGTACTCGATGGTCATGCCCAGCTTGGGCTCACCGCCGGCTGGCCAGTGGCACCAGAAGCGGAACAGCCCACGCAGCGGTTGCAGGTCGTCCCACATCCTGTACAGCACGGCCTCGCGGTTGTCGATGAACTCCGTGTACAGGTCACGGTCGCTCTCGGACTTGGCGTAGGTCTCGCGCCCGTCGGCCCACGAGTGGGACACCTCGCCCTCGGAGCCGATCCAGAAGCCGATGGGCTTGATGTCCCTGTCGATCTGCTGCTGCGGAGTCAGGTCCTTGTCGAATGTCATGAGCGGGGGAGTCCTTCCAGTTGGGTGATGGTGGCGTCGTGCATGGTCTGGTCGGACCGGACGCCCTTGAACACGGGCTGCCGAAGCACCCCGTCACGGGTCAGGCCAAGGCACTCGACCTCGACCACCGGCAGGTCCTCGCCAGAACGGGCGTTGTCGAACAGGGCCTTCATCTCCCGGACGTCACGCTCCCGGAAGCCAGACCCGACACGGCCGACGAGGTGGACGCCCCCCTCTGCGTCCACCATCGCCAGCCGCATCGCCCCGAACTCGGCCCGTGAGCCGCTGCCCGGGTCGTACCCCACCCCGACACAGGTGACGGAGTGGGTGACCTTGTACTTCAGCCAGTTGCGGGACCGGCCAGCCGTGTACCGGGCGGTCTTGCGCTTGGCGATGACGCCCTCGCCGCCGGCCTTGGCGATGGCGGCGTAGATGCCGGGGTCCTCGGAGGTGAACGACGGCTTGTAGTGCGGGCTGAGCCACTGGTCAGCCAGCAGGTCCAGCCGTGCCCGCCGGGTCTGGTAGGGCACGTCCCGCAGGTCCAGGTCGTCCAGCCACAGCAGGTCGAAGGCGACGAACGTGGCGGGCATCTGGGCGGCCATCGCCTCAGCCAGCCGGGCCTTGGTCACCTTGTCTCGTCGGGCAGCGTCTTGGAATCCCTGCCCTGCGATCACCTCGCCGTCGAGCACCATCGGTATGCCGGTGCGCACCGGGGCGACCTGCAGCTCGGGCCACGACTCGGTGCACACCCGTCCATGCCGGTTGACCAGCCGCAGCATCGTGCCGTCCCAGTGCAGCAGCATCCGCACACCGTCCAGCTTGGTGTCGAAAACGTGCGTTCCTGCCAGCGAGCTCAGCGGTACGTCACCGAGCTGGGCGAGCATCGGCTCGATGTTCATGCTGACTCCTTCGCCAGGTCCGGCCCGGCCCACGGCGAGGCTCTGGGGTAGTCGGACAGGAACTTCTTGGTGCCGGGGTCGTAGTCGGCCTCGGGCACCAGGCGGTAGGTCTTCTCCTGCCACCTGTCCGTGCGGTTGGGGGCGAACATCACCCCGGTCGACCCGGCCGGGACGGCGGCGTGCCAGTCGCCCCAGGCGGACATCACCTGCGGGTCCCCGGAGGCGATGCGGGCCGCGATGGCCTTGTTCTCCTCGGTGGCCTTGCGTGCCGGCTCGGCGCACCTGTCGTGCAGTCGGATGCCACCCTCGGCGCGGTAGCACGACGTGCACAGGGCTGGCGCCTTGCAGTAGGCCAGCGAGTAGTTCGGGCCGTCCTGCGGGTAGGCCACCCTGTGGGGGCAGGTGCGCTTGCGCACCCCACCCGTGTTGCCGCACCTGTCGCAGGCCAGCGCGCCGTTCCTGCCGTAGCCGTACCCCATCAGGCAGCCTCCTTCTTGGTCTTGGCCTTGCGGGCCTTGGGCTTGCCGTCCTCGCCCACCGCAGCCAGCGACGCTGCCAGGGAGGCGGTGAAGTCTGCCACGGGGGCAGCCTCCTTCGTGCCGGACTTGGAGGTACTCAGGACGACCGTCTCCTCGGGGGACTTGGACGCCACCAGCTCCGCCATCTTGGTCTCGAACTCCGACACGTACACGGCCGGGTCGTAGTCCTTGGTGGTGCCGGCCACGAGCATGTCCATCTGGCTCTGGGTGAAGGCGTCCAGCAGGGTGGGCGCCGGCTGGGCCTCCACCTTGATGGCCTCGGTGCGGGCCACCTGCACCATGAGCATGGTGGTGCCGAACATCCGGAACTCATACAGGTTCGGCTTGCCCTGCGGCGACCACGTCCCCAGGAACGCGACCTCGGGGTGGCGGGCCATGGCGTCCACCAGGTGGTCCCACCCGATGCTGGGCTGGGCGGACAGCCAGTACACCGACCCGGAGGGGATGGTGCTGGAACGGACGTTCTCGACCGGGTGGGGGGTCAGGGCGATCCTGTCCTTGGTGGCCTCGGCCGCCGCCTTCTTGATGGCCTCCCGCTCGCCGGCGTCGAGCAGGACACCGCCGCCGTCGCCGGTGGGGGCCACGGAGCGGAAGGTGGCCGGGTCACTGTTCTCGCAGTCCGGGACCGGGCAGACGCGGGTCTGCTTGATCTGGGTGGCGACGTGGGTGTGCTGTTCGTCCTTGCCGGTGCACACGATGGTGTTGCCCGCCTCCTTCTCGATGGCGGTGTAGACGTTCACCTGGGCGCTGGCGAGGGCCAGCGACACGGTGATCTTGGTGCGGTATGCGCGAGGCATGTGGTTCCTTCCTAGGAGGCGAATCGGACGGGCATCTGGATGATCCGGAGGCCCGGGGCGAGGTCGGACTCGAACCGCAGCGGCTTGGTGGGCTCGGTGGTGCAGATGCTCACCGTGCCGGCGGGCAAGGCCCGCAGGCAGTCGAGCAGGTAGTGGGGGTCGAGCCCGTACACGTTGCCCAGCCCCACGGCGTGGTGCGCCGGGACCGGGACGGAGCACACCTCCCCGTCGTCGGTGTTCACCTTCACCGTGGCCGCCCCCTCCCACATGGCCAGCTTCACCGGCACGTTGCGCTCCACCGACGGCAGCACCTGACGCACCGCCTCGATCAGGGCGTCCCGGTCCAGGTCGGTGCGGTTGGTCTTGGGGGCCTCCACGATGGACTGCGTCCTCGGGAACTCGCCCTCGATCAGGCGGGTGGTCAGGGTGTACTGGCCGGCACGCACCGTCATGGTGCGCAGGGTCGGGTCGTAGGACAGCGACACCTGTCCCCGGCCCTTGATGAGCGGCAGGTACTGGTCGAAGTCCAGCGGCACCAGCATCTCCGGCCCCTCCCGGAAGTGACCGGAGGCGAAGCGGTACTCGGCCAGCCGGTACCTGTCGGTGGCGAGCAGGGTGATGTCGTTGTCGGTGGTCGCCACCTTCACCGTGTTGAGGATGGGCAGCACCATGCTGCCCTTCTCCGCGGCGAACCGGGTCGCCTCCCACATCGCCAGCAGCGTCCCGCCGCCCACCGCGGCACGGAACTCCGTGCTGGTGGTGTGGATGTCGGGGGTCTGCGGGTACTCCTCCGGCTCCGGGTGGATGCCCAGCGGCACCTGCCGGGGGCCGACGGTGGCAACGCCCGTTCTGCCGTCGGTGCGCACCGACACGCCCATCGCCAGCGCCTTGACGGACGTGCCGCCCGGCTTGACCGCTGCGGCCAACGTGGCGGCACGCACCAGGGTGCGGCCGTGGCCGGTCAGCGGAGCCTCCATGGCGATGGTGGTCTCGTAGTTGGTGGCCCAGATCAGGCCGGCGTCGGCGTCCAGGCACACGTACTGGAAGATCGGGATGCCTCGCCCGTGGCGGGGCTTGGTGAGCTTCTCCAGTGCCTTGACCAGCGGGAGGAGGGCTCCCCTGGTGGTGGCGAAGCCGATGGGGGAGGTGGTGGTGCTGGGTGCGAGGCTCATGGCCTCTCCTTCCTTCCTGTGAAACACGAAGCCCGCCCCCACTGTGGGGACGGGCTGGAAACGAACGTTGTTGCGTCAGTCGAAGTCGTCGGGGTGCTCGATCTTCACGGCCTCGCGGGCGGAGTCTGCCGCCCGTCCATGCGGGCGATGGCCTCCGTCAACGTGATCGGCTGCCAGCCGGTCTCGTAGTCCACGGGGAAGGCCCCGCCGACACGAACCGTCTCCAACTCCGCGATGGACACGTAGCCCAACTCGGCGTTCTGACGGTCACCGAGGCAGGCCCAGCCGAAGGCGATGTCCTCAGCCGGGTCGTACTCGGTGACGAACCAGTCGCAGCCCCCCACGAAGTAGTGGGCGTAGACCTTGGCCTCGTAGCCCTTCCCGTCCTGTGAGTACAGGGACGGTGTGGCCTTTGGCGGTCGTCGCAGTTTCATTGGTTGCTCCCTTCATTCCCCTTCTCGATGCGGTCGGCCAGGGCCTTCAGGTCCTCGCTGACCTTGGCTGCAAGGACGATCAGGTCCTCGTCGGCCCACTCACCCCAGACGAAGTCGACGGCCTGCGCGAAGTTGCGCAGACCGTCGGGAGCCATGTGGGTGTGGGTGGCGTATGGCATCGCTGCCATGGCACCTCCTAGTACTCGAAGTCGCACTCCTGGTTGAGGCAGTACCCGTACGGGTCGACGTCGCCGTCCATGCTGGCAGCGTTCTGGTAGCCGTCGAACAACGGCCACCCGCACTCGGGGCACTGGTTGCGGGGGTTCTCGCGCAGCAGCGCGGTGATGCGCTCACGTCCGTGGCCGTGGAAGCGCCAGACCCGCACGACGTGCACCAGGTCCGGGAAGGCCCTGTCGAGCACGTCGAGCTGGTCCTCGGTGGCGGCCATCATCGTGGCCACCAACAGGTTGGTGAACGGGTCGGCCTTCTTGTGCATGGCCTTGGACCACAAGGCCACCTCGGTCATGGGCAGTGGCTCAACGTCCGTTGTGAGCGTCGTCATCGGTGCCTCCTCAGGCGTGGATGTAGGACAGCGACTGCGACACGTCGGCAATGCGCTGCCCGAGCCAAGCGGCCATGCCGACGTGCATGGCGTTGCCCAGCGCCTCACCACGGGCCGACTCCGAGATGCCCTCGGTGTGCCCGGTGGGGAACCCCTGCAGCCGCTCCCACTCCTCCAGGGTGAACGCCCGCACACGGCCGTCGGGGTGCAGCACCATGTGCTTCTGCCAGCCGGCGCCGCCCCAGTCCATGGAGGCCAGGGTGTTGGCGTGGGTGGCAATCGGCCACGTCTCGTAGCCGCCCTCGGACAGCTTGGCGCGAGGGTTGGAGGACTTGCGGAAGATCACCTCTCCGCCAGGTCCTTCAGCGCTTGCAAGAGACGCGGGTCCACCGCCTTGGCGGGTGCCGACGAGACGCGGGGCACGAGGTTGCGGGCCGTCTCCGAGGATGCCCAGCACTTGTGCTGCGGGGGTGGGGTCGGTCCCACGATGTGCGACCACCATGAGGCGGAGTCGCTTCTGGGGGCTGTGGTACCCGGCGGGGGTGACGAAGTCTCGCCCGTCCAGCACCCGGTAGGCCCCCACATACCCGAGGTCCCCCAAGCTTCGGGTGAGGGCGGCCAGGTCCCATCCGGTACGGTCCACTCCGTCACCACCCTTGGCAACGCTAACTCGGCCTGGGCTTCGCACGAGCCGGTCCACGTTCTCGATGACCACCCATCGGGGACGGGTGGAGTCGATGAGTCGAAGGTACTCGTTGAGGAGCCGGTAGAACTCCCACCAGGTGCCGGACTGGTCTCCCTTGAGGAGTCCACGGCCACGAGCCTTGCCCTTGGAGATGTCCTCGCAGGGGAACCCTGCAATTGCGAGGTCAGGTTGGCCAACATCTGCGGCGACCACCCCATGGATGTCCCCCTTCCTGGGAACGTCAGGCCAGTGGCGCGCGAGCACCGTCTGGCAGTTGGTGTCCTTCTCGATGAAGACGGTGGGCCTGTAGAACAGGGAGCCGTCGGGGTTGCGGACCTGCTCGAAGCCGACCTCGAACCCACCGATGCCGGCGAAGGCCGACAGGTACCTCACCTCAGGTCACCCAGCCCGAGGTCGTGCAAACGCCCGTTGACGAAGTCCGCCACGATGGGTGGCAGGGCGTGGCCCGTCTCGTCACGGGTCACCAACAGCTCGGCTGCTGCGTCACACGCCTCGGCGTTGCGGATGTGCCCACTGGCCTGCCAGCGGGCCGCCTGCAAGCGCAGCGCGGCCACTCTGTCGGCGTTGGGGGCGATGGTCACCTCACCCTTGACCAGGTACATCGGGTCTCCTCTCGTCGGGGTTGTTCCAGGACCCGGACAGTCCCGCCTCGTGCAGCAGGCGGAAGGCGCTGCGTTGGGACCCCTTGGTCACGAACACGGCGCTGTCGTTGTCCGAGCCGTCGTGCCGCTCGTCCTCTGCCACCCACCAGGACTCCACCTGCCCGAAGTGGCCAGGCCCCTGGTCGTACAGGCTCGTGCCTGGTCGGGGCAGCAGCCTCGTCAGGGCGGCCTCGATGACGTCGTCCGGTGCACTGCCTTCGACGTTCAGGTTGATGGCCACGAGGACCACTCGCTCGCTCACTGCTTCTTCTCCTCGGTGATGAGCCGGCGCATCCCGTCCTTGGTGTCGGACCGTAGGTAGATGCTCCTGGCGCGTGGGTTGGGGCTGGTGGCGATCCAGTGCAGTCCCATCGAGTTGGGCCGGTCACGGCGGACCGTGACGCCCTTGTACGTCCAGTCGTCCATCAGGCGACGTGGGCGGTGACGTCGGTGACCGCGTTGTCGATGTCGACGGAGATGATGGTGGCGCCCAGCGCGGCGGTGATGTGCTCGACCTCCATGGCCGCTCGCACCGCCTGCACGGCGTCCTCCTTGCAGGTTCGGCCGCCGTAGGAGCCCAGCCGGTTGCCCTTGCGGTCGTAGGCGACGAAGCCCATGGCGTAGTCGCCGTTGACCATGCCGATGCACTGGTCGCCCTGCATCACGTCGTAGGAACTCTTCCTGCGCATCTTCGCCACGACCGGGGGCCGGGGGATGTGCAGGGGAGTGGGGTTGGTGGTCATGGTGCTCGTTGTCCTTCCTCGTGGGGTGGCGCCGTGTTGGCGCCGCTTGTTGCGACGGAAACGTTCGTCGTCGCGCCATGCACGGCGCATCGCGCGCGGCTGCACGTCGGGCCTACCCGCCCAGCAGGTGGGCCAAGGCGCGCAGGACCGCCATGAAGAGCGCCACGCACATCAGGTAGAGCAACTCGGGGCTGTACCAGAGCACGTCAGTCCTCCTTGTGAGGGCCAAGGGAGATACGTCCGTACCACCCCAGGCATGTTGCGACGGCCGCCCACCCGAGTGCGTAGAGCGGCCAGAACAGGTACGGGCTCACCTCAGCCGGCGTCCGGCAGGGCGCGGATGATGTGCTGGCCGGCGGGACGTGACTGGGCGAACGTGGTGGCGGCGGTGCGCCCGTGGATGAGGCTGACGTACTGGTCGCCCAGGAACGGCTCGTGGCGCCACACCTCGTACCAGACGTCGTCCCAGTTGGTCGTGGGCTCGACAGGCTGCGGCTCGACCACCTCGACCACCACCGGCTCGATGACCGGCGCGGCAACGCCCGTTTGCACGGCGTGGTGCTCGTAGGAGGACCGGGGCAGGGGCAGCCCGGGACGCCACATCTCGTACCTGGCGTCGAAGGTGCCCGTGGAGGGCACCGGGACGACGCGCGCGCTCGTCTGCGGCGCCGTCATCATCGTCAGGGCACGGGCCAGCGCGTCAGCCTTGGGGGCGCTGGCCGTAGCCAGCACCCCCGGGCTGTACGTGCAGGCGCAGTGCTCCATCTCATGGGGGCACTTGCGCATGGTGCGTCAGGCCTGCGCGAAGATCGCGGCGAACGCGTCCTTGGCCGCCTGGGCCTTGTCCTTGGCCTTGGCCTGCTTGTCCTCCGGGGACGCGGTGGACTTGCGGGTCACGTTGGCCTTGATGTTCCACAGGCCGTCGCTCGTGACGCTGATGGACACGGACAGGGTCCGCTCCTCACCGATGCTCGGGAGCGTCACGACGCCCTGGAACGACGCCTTCTCGCGCTGCACCTGGGGCTTGCCGTTGTACTCCGCGGCGGTGAGCCCGTGGTTGAGCGTGATCGGCAGCCCGTCGACCTTGATGCTCGTGGGGAGCTTCTTCGACAGGGGTGCCCACGGCACGCCGAAGCGCGAGGGGCGCTTGAACTGCTGCTTGCTCGCGTCGTAGTCGCAGAAGGCGAAGTACGTGCGCCCGTCAGCGCGGGGCTCGTGCGTCTCCTTGTCCAGCACGGCCACCTCCATCAGGGGGAGGCTCGTGCCGGCGACGTCCATGACGAGGTGCTTGCTCATGATGTGTCCATCTCTCTGTGATGGCCACGGCTCGATGCTCGTGGCTCCCATGGGCACAGGTGGAGAGGCCACCTGTGCCCGTGGGAGTCGCTGTCCCGCAACGGGCGTTTCACCTCGTTGACGCGCCCAGACTTGTGCCCGTGGGGCCATGTATTTTTGTGGCGCCGCTCGCCGGCATGTGCCGGGTCCTCGCGTGCTCCCCACCGTGGTGGGTGACCTCCCCACGGGCATCAAGCCTGTGGTCGTGCTCCGCCTCAGTGGCGGTGGTGTCACGGCTGCCCCTGTCACTGGTGCCGCACGCTTACGTTCTCGTGACTCGTCCCCCGTTGCGTCAGCATGGTCGGGGATCACCTGGTGAATAGCCGCATCAGAAGGCTCGTGCCGTGGGTAGTGGTCCGGTTCGTCTGTGATCCACTGCCGGTTTGTACGTTGCCCACGGCTGGCGCTAACTGGCGTTCTCTGCAGTTACAGGCTGGAGCATGTTTCACTCCCCATCGGGTTGGCCCGGACCGAGCGAAACGCTCGTTCCGGGTTGTGAAGTTGTCGAAGCCGCAGGGGCACGTCACCGTGCGTGCGACCGTTCTGCCGCGTGATCTGCGAAAGGCGCACCGCCTTACTCCCCGATGGGGCGGCGCTCGTTGTGTCCCGTCCTCATGTGGGGGGAGCGGGTCGAGTCCCAGGGGGACTAGTGCTCACCGGGACTCAGGCTCGTTGGCCCGTAGTGATCGGCAGGGTCCGGCCGTGCGCGGGGAGGCTCGTCATTGCAAGGTGATCCTCGTACCTACCCGTGCAGCGGTCCTGGGACAACTGCTCGTAGTGCCCCGGTGGGCACTGGCCCTCCTGGTGGAGGGTGTTGCTCGTGATGCGCTGCCCTCAGAAGGGCAGGGTCGACATCACGTTGGTGGCCCAGTGGACCACCATGACGATGGGCACAATGGCCACGGCGGACACCGTGGCTCGTGCCGCGAACTCAGCGATTCGCATGTGCCAGTGCTCGTAGTGCCCCGGTGGGCACTAGCCGCTCCGTGGAGCGGGTGCCTGCTCGTAGCAGGTCAGGTTGGTCAGACTCCGGTGATCCGGAGCTGCTGTGGTGGGTGGGTCAGTGACCCATCCAGTACGCGAGGCGCACGAGCAGGGCAATCCCGATCGTGCACGCGGCGATCACGAGGACCGCCTTGGTGTGCGTGTCCATGTCAGGTATGTCACTCCTTCCTGTGGCCCCCAGCTCGTGGGAGGCGTATGGGGCAGACCTCGGTGATTCCGGTTCTGCTCGTTCGCGCGCTCAGACCATGGGGGAGCGCGGTAGGCGCGAACTTGCTCGTTCGCGCGCTCAAGTACACGGGGCGCCGCGGTGAGAGCACGCGGTCGCCCCGGCGCGGGCGGGCCGCCCCGCCCCCCGCCCCGGGGGCAGCGGGGGCGGGGGCACCCTGTCGGGCCGCCCCGGCCCCCGCCGCCCTCCCGGGGGGAGCGGAGAGGCGGAGAGACAGCGGGGGCAGGGCAGCGGGGGAGGCTGTCGCCCCGCCCCGCCCTGCCCTGTCTCCCGCTGTCCTCGCTCAACTACAGACAAACGGACATCATGATGTAAAACGGACACCGGACATATCGGACAGGCTTTACCGTTGCTTTACTCCGAGCTGGCGCGGTGCCCCGTAACTTTTTTACATGGGGGGCGCCGCCTGGCCGGAGTAAAGGGCTGGCAAGGGGGGGCGGCAACGGCCGTTTTGGGTCTGCCGATGTGCTGCCCCATCGGCAGGGCATGGGGCATACTGAGGGGGCGGGGCGGAGAGGCCGCCCCCACCCATGAAAGGCACGACCGTGGACATGACCTACCGGGCGACCCTCGCCGCATCCCAACTACAGACAACCGACCCCGCCGCCCTCGCCGATGTGCTCCGCCTCGCCGCTAGGTGGGCGGAACACCCTGACGACGAGTCCACCGCCGTAGAGGTGGCCATGGTCAACGTGGCGGAGAGGGGCATTGCCCCCGCCGCCGCCGTACGGGTCGCCCTCCGCTCCGCCGCCGCAAACCGTCGGGCCGCGTGGGGCAGGGTCGCCCCCGCCGCCCCCGACGTCGTCGACGTCATGGCGGAACGTGCCACCACAGACGACAGGGCAGCGGAGGCGGAGGCGGAGGCCGTGAGGTGGCAGGCCGCCCGGGCCGCCCTGTCGTCGTCGGATCGGGCCGTCGTGGACGCGATCACGGGGCACGCAATCTCCGCCCATGCCGCCCACCTCGCCGCCATGGCGGAGGCGGGGCAGTCCGACCCCGGGCCGTGGTGCAAGGTCGCATGCGCCAACCTCACGGGTCGGGCCGTCATGGTCCGTTGCACCTACTCCGCTAAGGCCGTCGCCGCCGCCCTAGGTCACACGGGCGGCATCTCCCCCGCAACGTGGGCGGCCGTCCGGGCCGCCGCCGCCCGGGCCGCCGTTCGCATCCTCGCCGCCATGGCAGGCCGCACCCTCTCCGACACTGTCGAGTCACGCCGCGCATACCGGGCCGCCCGCTATGCCGCCGCCACCAATAGCGGGGGGACCGTCCTACTGGCGGCCGACGGGGGCAACGTCGGGAGCGGTGTGCCTTTCATGGGTGGACGCAAGGCAGCGAAAGCCTCCCCCCGGGGGGAGCGTCTCGCCCCCGTCTTCCCATGGGTGACCTACGCCTCCCCCCTCGCCGCCGCCGCCGTGTCCGATCCGGGCCGCATGTTCGCCGCCCTCTCCGCCCTCCTGCCAGACGTCGAGTGGGAGCACTTCCAAACCGTGGTGGCAGTGTCCGCCCCGGAGCGGGCCGCCTCCGCCGCCCCCCTCGCCCGTCTGGGGTACTCCGCCCCGAACGCGGGGGAGGTGGGCGCCCCCGGGCCGTCCACGGCATACGGCACCCTGCCCGGGGTAGGCGAGGACGTCATGGTGGGGGCGGGGCAGACGTTCGCCCTCGCCGCCGTGGATCACCTCGCCGCCACCACCTCCCGGGCCGCCTCCCGGGCCGTGAGCAAGGCGGAGGCAACCTACGCTGCCCTAGGGCAGCGGGCCGCCGCCCCCTGCCCCCGTGTCATGGGGGAGGCCGCCCCCGTCTGTGGATGCGACGTCGCCCCGGGCACGCCGCTACGCGAGGTGAAGCGGGAGCAAGTCACCTCCGGCCGCCGCCTGCCCTCGCACTTCCACCACGACCCGCAGGCCGTCGCCGCCCACCTCGCCGCCGTAGCGGAGGCAGACTCCGCCATGGTCGCCGCCGCCATGGTCGCCCGTGAGGCGGAGGCAGGGCAGTAGGACACAGGCCGCCGCCCCCCCCCGGATACCGGGCGGGGCGGCGACCCCCTCCCCCCCTATGTCGGGCGGTGAGCTTTCACGATGAATCCCTGGTTGCCGATTTGGGTCGTGAGAACGCCCGTTTCGCCGGAGTTGCTATGGTCGGGGGCCAAACGGACGTTGTGGAAGGGGATCGCATGGGAACGGACGTTCGGCCAGATCGGAGGGGCGAGGCCGACTACGGCGGCCCGGACCCTGACGACGTCGACCGACGGCTGGAGGGTCCTCTTCCGCGCATGTGCGCGGTGTGTCGCCGGCCCGATTGGGAGCGGCACGACCTGATGGCCCACCTGGCCGCGGGGACGTTGGACACACGCAGCCGAGCAGAAGGAGAACGAACGTTGAGCAACGCCAAGCGAGAGCAGTTCATCGCCAGGTACAACGCCGCCGCCCACGCGGTGCAGAGCGGCATAGCTGTCCTGCTGCACCGGGACCCCACCTTGGCGGAGCCGAAGCATGTGCGGGTCGGCATCGACACCGCGAAGGCAGAGCAGGGTGGCCTGGCCCGACTGCTGATCCACAAGGGCATCTTCACCGAGGTGGAGTACTTCGAGGCCATGGCGGAGGCGATGGAGCAGGAGAAGGCGCGCTTGGAGCAGGAGCTGTCCACCGGGGGCACGACCATCCACCTGCAGTGACGGTGGACAGCCGCAGAGCCCTGTGCCCCATCTGCCACCTGTCGATCCGGGTGGTGAACGGGCGTTTGGTGGACCACATGGTGGGGCCGCCGGTGTTCTTCATGCGCAAGGCCATCTGCGCCGGCTCCGGGCGCCATGCCCCGTAGCCGCGCCACCCTGCCGGTGAGGGACCTGGCGTATGCCGCGGCGCTCATCGACACCTTGGCCTCGTTGAACCTGCGCGAGGTGGGGCCGTCGGAGCTGCCGCTGGTGACGATCCAGGGTCGCTTCGAGCCGACCCTGCAGTGGCTGGGGGAGCGGACCGCGACCAAGCTCATCACCGTCACCAGGGACTACAACCGCAACGCGTGCGTCGACCACTGCCCGGAGCCGCACGTCCACATCGTGTCGAAGTCGACCAGGTGGAGTGTCAGCGGCACCAAGGCAACGATCGTTCTTCACAACGTGCTGCCGTTCCTGCGCTACCAGGACGAGACGGCACGCACGCTCATCGAGGCAGGCCGGACCATCGGCTGGAAGGGGCAGGTTGTGCAGCGGATGCGCGAGCTGGGTTGGGAGATACCGGAGTTGAAGCCGCAGCCCCGATCTTCCGTAGGATCGCCGGCATGAGGGAACTCAGGACTGGTGCGGTGGTGGAGACTGCGTGCCCGCAGTGCGGCTCTGTGGAGCCCAGGACGGTCTACGACGTCGGGTCAGGCCCGGAGCTGTGCTGTGGGCAGTGCGAGTGGTGCTGGGGCGCGGAGGGCCAGGACCTGAAGCCCCTGGCAACGGGTGTTTGCACGGCCTGCGGTCAGCTCATGATGCTGGAACACGGTCTGGTCATTGGCCACCCGGCCGGCCCGGCGGTCGTGCCCGGTGTCACTGCGCGTGTCTGCCGCGGGGCGGCGAAACCTCCTCGTACGGTGCCAGCATGAACGCCATCACGTCGGGTCTCCTGATCGTCGCAGCATTCGCCACGGGCGCCGCGGTCGCGCTGCGGGACAAGGTCGCCGGTGCCGTCGCCATCGCCGCCATCGCTGCGACAGTCCTGGTCGCCATCGTCACATGACGGCGCTGACCGAGGTCGCCCGCCAGCTCCTGGCGGACGGGCAGTGGCATGACCTGGAGAAGGTGCTCGCGCGCCTGGGCAGCAGCGTCCCGCCGGCCAAGGCGCTGCGGGAGATGGAGCGCTCGCGCCGCAAGTCGGCGCGCCTCCGGGGCCTGCCCGAGCAGGACCGTGTGCACGCGAGGACCGACGACCGGATGGTGCGCTCCGGCCAGAGACGCCTGGCCTTGGAGGCCCTGCGCCGGGTGGGGGCGACCCTGGACCCGCCGGCCACGGGAGGCAACCGGCGCGTCGTGGGCCGTAGGGTGAGACTGTGAGTGAAGAGTTGATGACCCCCGGCGAGGTGGCCGCGGCGTTCAACGTCAACCCCAAGACCGTCACCCGCTGGGCCGACCTGGGGCGCATCCCGTCCATCAGAACCCTCGGCGGTCACCGCCGCTTCAGACGGGCCGACGTCCAGGCGGCGTTGAGGTGGAATGGCCAGGCTCCGAACCCGCTTCGGCACGAGCTGACCAAGCCCTGGTGGGAGGACGAGGAGCCCGAAGAGTGAGGGGACTCGTTCTGCCCGGAGTGAGCCGACACGGCGGGGGTGAGAATCCTCGTTGCCTGTGAGTACTCCGGCGTCGTGCGGGACGCCTTCGCCGCCGTCGGCAACGACGCCTGGTCGTGCGACTTGGAGCCCTCCGAGCGGCCGGGACAGCACTACCAGGGGGATGTGCGCGACATCCTCGACCAGGGCTGGGACCTGATGGTGGCCCACCCCCCGTGCGACCACCTGGCCAACTCGGGGCGGGCGCACTTCGCCGCCAAGAAGGCCGACGGCCGCCAGCAGGCGGCGCTGGACTTCGTGGCGCTGCTGCTGGACGCCCCGATCCCCAAGATCGCCCTGGAGAACCCGATGGGCATCATCGCCACCAGCCTGGGTCGGCCCGTCACCCAGACGATCCAGCCGTGGATGTTCGGCCAGGATGCCAGCAAGGCCACCTGCCTGTGGCTCAAGGGCCTGCCCCGGCTGCAGCCCACCGACGTTCTGGTCAAGAAGCGGTACACCAACCAGTACGACAACGGCGCTCCGAAGGAGCTGGGGGTGCCGCGCCACCTGCGCGCCCGGGAGCGCGCCCGGACGTTCCCGGGGATCGCGGCGGCGATGGCGGACCAGTGGGGGCGGGGTCAGGGTGTGGTGGACCCGGGCTGTGGCCGGCTGGCACGCTCGTTCCGGCACCGGCAGAGCTGCCCTCGATGCGTTAACGCATAGTCGTCAAGGCCGAGCGCCAGATCACGCGTAGGGGCGCAGCAACCGGGCGACCTTCTCCACCACTCGGGGCGACACCAGCGGCAGGCCCTTGACCATCGCCTTCGCGTACGCCCTGCGGCACACCGGCACGCGGTAGATGGCCGTGTTGCAGGTGCCGTCGCAGCCATCGGTGTGCTGAGTCAGGTCGATGCCACGCCAAAACAAGGGTGCTCTGTCCGGTGAGGCTACTCTCGCGCGGTAACCCGGCGCGGCAACGCTCGTTTGCATGGCGTACGGTGTTCGTTCGACGTCAACCGGAAGGACGTTGTGACCAAGCAACTTGGCGAGCCCCTGCGCTGCCCCACCTGCCAGGCGACGGACCCCGTCGTGGGCGTGGAGGTGCGTGGCGTCTACGACGGGGTCCTGTTCTGGGAGTGCATCGAGGACGGCACCCGCTGGCACCGGCACCCGCAGGGGTCGCCGTACCGCGGGCGAGCCCAGAAGTACCTGGCGGACTCGTGAAGGTCCTCGCCGCGGTGCTGCTGGCCGCCTCCAGCGTCTGGGCGGTATGGGGCATCAGCCGCACCCGCCTGTTCGACGCCGGCATCGCACAGCGCAGCAGGCGCCGAGAGACCCGACGCCTGCTGCGTCGCGCGGCCGTGTGGGAATGGACCGTCGCGCTGTTCCTGGTGGTCCTGGACGGGGCCGCTCAGGTGCCAAACATCATTGCCCTAGTAGGTGTGGGAGTCATGCTGTGGTTCATGCCGAAACTGATCGAACTTCGCGGAGACTAGAGAATCTCCTGGTAAGGATCGAGAACCTGCATCAACGCCTGCGGATCAGGCGCCAGAAGCGTCACCGTTGGTTCCGAGCCGCCGGTACTTCCTCCGCCCGCCGACGCGCCGAGCGGCCCCGATGAATGGCTCCATGGCGGCCATCAACGAATGCCGATTGTCGGCGCTCAGGTCGATTTCATAGTCGACCCCATCCAAGGTGAAAGTGACCGTCAAAACGCTGTCACCTTCGGTTCCGTCGAGGTCATCCACCATCACTGTTTCTACACGCTGTGCCATGGCGGACACCCTCTCACATCAGCTCCGCTGCTGAAGCACGACGGCCCGCTTCCGGTACAGGCCGGCTTCGTCCAACACGCGTCGCGTCGCCATCTTCACATTCGACGCCTGTTCGGTCGCCTCGGCCGCCGCATCCAATGCGCGCGATGCCTCCACGGCCACGATGTAGCGGTACAGGTCAGGCTCTTGCTGCTTGAGGCTCCGACGTTGTTCTTCCATCCGGTTCACAATCCCTCCTTTGCTTCTTCCTCGGTGAGAAAGCCGGCGGCGACGAATGCCGCCAGCACGGTGGTGTCCTTGGATGTTCTCGCCAGGGCGGCCACCCGATCTGGGAATCGGGGCTTGGAGCCACCTAACCAACGGCAGATGGTCGCCTGGTCCAGGCCCGCGCGGGCGGCGAGCTGAGCCTGGGTGGCCCCTCCCTTCAGCTTGTCGACGTACATGGCCCACTGTCCGCCGCTCATCGTCCGGTTCCGCGGCAGTCGTGCCGATGGGCGCGATCATGGACACCGACAACATCACCAACGACATCACCAACGACCCGGGCGTGCGGGCGCAGCGGGCTGCGGAGGCCCACCTGGTCGCCTGCTGGGAGGCCTTCCACGCCTACGACGAGCTGGGGGTGGAGGAGGGGGAGGGTCCGGAGGACCCATCGTCGGCCCCGTTCTGCGGCTGCGAGACCTGTGTGGTCCGTGAGGTCCTCTACGCGGCGTGGCCCATCCTGCGCGACGCCGCCCTCGCTGGTTGCCAGTGACACGCCCAACACGTCTACCCCTACACTCCCCAGCCTTGGAAACGGACGTTTCGACCACGTTAGCCGGGTCGCACATATGCCGCAATGGCACCCCAAAGACGTGGCTCCGGGGCGATTGTGGGCTAGTGTTCCGCCCATGGGTCACGCTGACCACGCTCCCGCGCGCCGCGGGAGGGTACCGGAAGAGGAGGCGTCATGGTCCAACACCCAAGCGGGGGTAATCCGTGAGTAAAAGATTGGTCAAGGTTCGTGAATGCGACCGCTGTCCGCGTAATCGCAAACCCAATCTGGCGACAAAGCAGGTCCCGTTCAGTTTCGACGGGGTGAAGTGGCTCATCGACCTGTGCGATGACTGCTACGACAAGCTGGAACGCGAGATGTACGCGTGGGGTCGGCTGGGCGAAGAGATTGACCAGTCCGAGACCGCCCGTTTCACCGAGGAAACGCGCGCGGCCGGCATTCGCTTGGCCGAGCTGCGCGCCCAGCAGCGCGAGGACCTGACCAAGGCTCGCCCCGTGGCACCCGAAGAGGTGGTGCCCAAGCGCGCCATGCACCTGGCCAACGTGCCCACCGGCTTGCCGGATGAGGCGAAGGACTGGGTGTTCAGCGACCACGCGATTCAGCGAATGCGTGAACGCAACGTCAGCGCCGTGCAGGCGCTGTTCGCCGCCCTGTCGCCGGAGATTCAGCGACCGGGTCGAGATGATGACACGACGGTCTGTTACGCCCGCGGGGTGAAGGCTGTCGTCAAGTTTGCAGATCAAGTGGTTCTCACCGTTGCCCGGGAGGACTCCAACCAGTTCAGGAAGGCCAACTAGTGTCCGCAGCACCCCAGGTCGAGACCCTCATCGAGCAGCCGGGGCGTCGGCCCGACATCGAGAAGGAGCTGTCCGAGAAGTACCACGTCAAGTTCACCTACCGCGAGAGCGTCCCGCTGGACCAGTTCGACAAGAAGCGCTCGCTGCACAACCAGGCCCGCTTCGAGGCGATCAACGAGGACACGGTGGCCACCTACGCGGAGGCGGTCGGCAGAGGCGACGACTTCCCGGCGGTGCTGGCCTACCGGCCCACCGCCCGGGGCCGGCTGGTGATGGTCGATGGAAACCACCGTTACGGCGGGTTTGAGAAGGCCGGCCAGCAGGGCATCCCGACCTACGAGATTCACCGGGACACCGACCGGGCCACCATCGCGCTGCTCACCTTCTCGATGAACACCAGGCACGGCAAGCCGACCACCGAGGCGGAGCGCATCCAGCAGGCCATCTACCTGATCGAGGCGGGCGCCTCTAACGCTGCGGCAGCCGCCGCGGTGAACCTGGCCCCGCGCGTCCTGACCCGAGCCCTGGCGGCCAGGAAGGCCGACCAGCGCGCCGACGAGGTGGGCTTGAAGCGCACCGAGTGGGACGCCCTGGGCCAGACCGTTAAGAGTCGCCTGCTGAACATCTCCACCGACGAGGGGTTCCGCACCGCTGCAGAGCTGGCGTACCAGGCCAAGCTGGACGCCAACCAGGTGTTCGACCTCGTGCAGTTGCTGAACGCAACCAAGTCCAGCAAGAAGCAGCTCGACATCCTCAAGCAGCAGCGCGACATCTACCAGGACCGTATCCAGGCCAAGGGTGGGGGAGTGCTGGGTACCGCGAGCCGGCGCAAGATGACCCCGAAGGCCCGGGTGGCCACGGCCCTGTCGATGACGCTGGCGATCCCGGAGGCGGACGAGGCGATCCTGCAGGGGTATGCCGAGCCGGAGCGCAAGGATGCCGCCGCGAACATGCGCAAGGCGGCGGAGCGGATGAGCCACCTGGCGGACCTGCTGGACCCGAAGCGGCGATGAGTGACCGGGGAGGAAAGGCCGCCGACCCCCCGCTGCTGAAGGCCGTGGAGTTGCTGGAGGACGGGCAGTGGCACCTGCTGGAGCCGGTCCTGGCCGAGATTGGCAAGGTGGTGCCGCCGGGCAAGGCGCTGCGCTTCGTGGAGCAGCGGCGCGCCTACACCACCGTGGCGGAGCAGCGCATCCGCTCCGTGTCCCAGGAGCGGCTGATCGCCATGGGCCGGCGCGGGATTGCGATGGGCACCGTCAACTACAAGCGGCGGTACTTCGAGCTGACCCCGGCGAGCCGCGGAAACCGGCCCGATGACACCCGGATGATCCGGATGCTCGAAGTCCCGCCGTCGGTGCTGCGCTCCCGCCGGCTGGCCGAGTCGGGCCGGCTGATCGACGGCACCCTGGTCGATGAGCTGCTGACCGACCACGACCCGGTGGCGCTGCTGGCGCAGCGGTTCCCGGGGCGCCACCAGTTGGAGCGCACCATCGTGCTGCTGCTGGACCGCCTGCGGGACGCTGAGGCCCTCGCAGGCCCGGACTGACCCCGGGACACAGAACGGCCCCTCCCAAGCCGGGAGGGGCCGTTCTGTGCGCTCAGGAGGCCTTCTTGTGCTTCTTCTTCTTGCCGTTCTTGCCGCCCGCCAGCAGGGTCAGCCCCGCCTCGCCCTTGCCGCGCTTCATCGCGGCCAGGACCCGGCTGTTGCTGTTGGCCGTGACGTGCCCGTACACGTCGCCGGTGATGGCCACCGACCCGTGCCCCAGGCGCCGCGACACGGTCAGGATGTCCACCCCGTTGCCCAGCAGGAACGAGGCGTGCGAGTGCCGCAGGTCATGCACCCGGGGCAGCTTGGTCAGCCCGCTCCGGCGCCGGGCGTCCCCGACCGCCTGCAGCCAGTACACCTGGTAGAACACGCTCTGGCTCAGCCGGCCGCCCTTGACCGCGTTGGGGAACACCAGCGACTGCCCGGCGCCGGCCACCGCGGTCCGGGTCAGCGCGGTCAGCCGCGGGTCCCGGGCGCGCAGCGCGGCGATGGTCTCCTCATCCAAAACGACCGTTCGCAGACCGTTCTTCGTCTTGGGCTCACCCACCTGGTAGGAGTTGTCCTCCTGGCGCTTCCACGCCTTGACCACGTTCACCGTGGACGTGGCGTAGTCGATGTCGTCCCACACCAGCGCGGTCGCCTCCCCGAACCGCAGCCCGGTCCAGAACAGGAACGCCGCGAACTCGGCGTACAACGGCTCCACCGCGGCCAGCTCGGACTCGATGAGCGCGAACTCGGCCGGCTCCAGGCACACCATGGTGGGGGCGTTGGAGCGCATCCCCTTGCCCAGCCCGACGAACGGGTTGCGCTCCACCAGCCCGTCGGCCAGTGCCTGCTTCATCACCGAGGACACCGTCCCGAAGATGTTGTGCGCGGTCTTGGCGGACAGCTTCTTGCCCTTGCCCGACGGCTGGCTCTGCAGCCCCGCCACCCAGGCGCCCGCGTCGGTGCCGCTGATCTTGGCCATCGGCTTGTCCTTCAGCGCGTCCGGCACGTACCGCTCGAACTGCCGCAGGTAGCGCTTCTTCAGGTCCGCCGACGCGCCCGGGCGGGCCGCGATGGCCACCGGGAAGAACTCGCGCAGGGTCAGCCCCACGCCCTGGGTGGGCTCGGTGACGAACCCGCGCCCCGGCACCCACCCCTGGGGCCAGCGCTGCCGGTTGGCGTCCACCAGGCCGCGGAACACGTTGGCCTGTTCCTTGGAGGTGAACTGCTCGCTGGTCTCCTTGCCGTCCGCGTCGGCGTCACGCCACCGCACCTGCCACTTGCCGCTGTCCCCGCGCTGCCGAATGAACGCCATCGAAACCCCGCCTTCCGGACCGGGGCCGACGGCCCCTCGTGGGCACAAGGGTAGCGGCTGGTGCGGACAGGATGCGGACAGAAACCGAAAGAGAAAGGCCCCCGATCTGCGTTTCCGCAGGTCAGGGGCCTAAACTTTCGTGTCCGGGGGGGGACTTGAATCTGCATTTGGCCTGTTTGGGGGGTGGTTATGTCCGATTTTGGGTATGTTCTAGGAGTCCAATCTAGTCCCGAAAATCATCTGATGCGGACAGTGTCCGCATGGGAAAGGCCCCCTCCCGACGAGCGGGAGAGGGCCTTTCTGGGTGATGCGGGGCTACGCCTCGGCCAGCTCTGCGGCGGCCTCCTGGGCCTCCTGCTGGCTGGCCTTGTCAGCCTTCGGCCAGCACTTCGGGCAGGCGCCCGGGGCGAGGGAGCCGTACTCCGACTCCACCACCGGGACCTTGCCGCCACACTCCGGGCACTCGACCTTCGCCTTCTGGCTGCCGGTCTCGCGCGGCTGGGACAGGTCTGCCTTCTTGGTCGTCATGATCCTTCTCCGTGGGTTGTGCGGGCCGGGGCCGGCACGTCGTAGCCGTTGCCGTCGGTGCCGGTGAACGTCACACCCGTCTTCGGGTATGCCACCCGGTCGAAGCGCTGGGCCAGGGTGCCGTCGGCCAGGGTGACCGGGTCGATGCTCGCGTCCATGTGACGCTGGCCCGCGCCCTGCGTGTACGTCGCCTTGGTCAGCGCCACGGCTCAGTCCTCCTCGTATGCCGGCGCCGCGTCCTTGGCGCCCTTGGTCAGGTCGACACCCTCGGGGTTCTGGGCGGCGTCCACGACGGGCTGGGGCTTGTCGTCGTTCTTGCTCTCGTCGGCCTTGGGCTCGGCCGCCTTGGCGGTGTCCTTCTTCTCCACGTCAGCTCCTGAGGTTGGTGGGTTGCTGCGGGCAGTCATCGGCCGGCGTGCTCCCGTTGTTAGTTTCCAGTTGGTCGGAGTCGATCCGAGTTGTATGAACTTGAACAACACCGTCTACTACTCGGTCCGCGAGGCCGCCGACATCCTGCGCATCTCCGAGGACGGCCTGTGGCAGAAGTGCCGCACCCGCAAGGTGCCGCACCACCGCCGCGGCCGGCGCTACCTGTTCACCGCCGCAGACATCGAGGCCATCGACCAGGCCATGGCGCCCGTGCCGGTGGAGGTGTCCCGGTGAACGACGAGCTGCAGTACTTCACCGTCGACCAGGTGGCCACCATGACGGGCATGAGCGAGCTGTGGCTGTACCGGCAGTGTCAGCTCCGCAAGGTGCCCCACCACCGCTTCGGGCGGTCGGTGCGGTTCACCCGCGAGGACCTGCGTGCCCTGCACCAGGCGACCGCGGTGACCCCAGAGGTCCAGGAGCTGCGTCCCGCTGGACGCGGGCGTGCAAACGCGCGTTGACATGCACGACCCGGCATACATCAGGGCGATGAACGAGCTACGACGCTCCAACGCTGCAGGGACTCACCTGGACCGGCGTACCCGGCGCAACCGGGACAGGGCCACCAGGCAGAGGAACGCCATCCGAGAGGCCCGCGACGACTGACGTCGTCGGACTTGTCCCCGCGCCCGCGCGCGCACGCGATACCTAGGGTATGCAGTGATGCGGTTGTCTGTGCGTCTCGGTCCTTCGGACCTCCTCGACGCCTCGCTTCGCTCGATCTCGCCTTCGGCTCGGAAGGGGATGCAGTTCATGCATACAAGAGAGAGTGTAATAGCTATAGATAGCAGATGGTTTCGCCGTTTCGGCTTGTAGCGGCGAAACTGGTCGAAAAATCTTTGGTGTCGCCAAATCGGCGCCACGCTGTGCTACCTTGATGTCCTGCCGGTCGGGCAAGACACGAGGAGCGGGGATGTCGGGGATCAAGACGGACGAGGGTGCGGAGTCGCGGGAGCGGCTGCTGGCCTTCATGCGCGAGCACCAGAAGACCATGGGCTACATCCCCAGCATCGCGGCCATGGCCAGGGCGCTGGGGATGAACACCACGGGGGTGCGCTGGCACCTGCAGAAGCTGCGGGAGCTGGGGAAGGTCGACTACCACGACGGGGCGATGAGCAAGTCGCTGAGGCTGCGGAGGGGCGCATGAGCCAGCGGATCACCAGGCGGATGACCGAGGAGCGGTGCACTGACGGGGTGCTGCGTCTGCGGATGGAGCGCGAGACCCGCTGGGACGAGGTCGCCATGCTGGGCGAGCCCGTGGTGCAGGTGTTCAGCCGCTACATGGACGGTGTGGAAACGCGCGTTCTCACGGCGGGTGCGCAGAGGACGGAGACCGTGGTGACTTGGGAGGCAGTGCCGGCCCGCACGCAGGACGTGCTGGACTTCGGGCGGCTGCAGGCTGCAGCGACCGCGCTGACCCGTCAGATGGCGGCATACGGCCCGAACAACCCTCCGCCGCCGGAGCAGGTGGCGTCGTGGCTGCTGGCGTTCGGGAACCTGCAGGCGTGGCGCAAGGAGGCCGAGGCCCGCTTCGTCGGCGCGGACGGGCAGATCGGGACCGTGTCCACCCTGCTGAGGCAGTTCCTCTGAGGGGGTAAGTAGCACCTGGGAAGGGCCGACCGGGAGGCACCTCGCCACCTCCCGGAAGGCCCTTTCTCATGCGCTCGTACGTCGGCGTCGACCTGTCCCTGACCAGCACCGGCCTGGCCGCCATCACGGTCCCCGGGATCGAGGCTGTGCCGGCCGCTGCGTCCGTCACGAGGGTCACCAGCACCGGGAGCACCAAGGACTCTCTGCGGCAGCGTCAGGCCCGCCTGGTGCAGGTCGGGATGCAGGTGGTCGGGTTCGTGGACCGGATGGACCCGCGCCTGGTGGTGATCGAGGCTCCGTCGTTCGCCAGCAAGTACGGGCACCCGCATGACCGTTCCGGGCTGTGGTGGCTGGTGGTGAACGCGCTGCTGGCCAACGGGCACCAGGTGGCGTCGGCCCCGCCCACGACCCGGGCGAAGTATGCCGCCGGCAAGGGCAACGCCTCCAAGGACCAGGTGCTGGCGGAGGTGGTGCGCCGCTACCCGGACGTGACCATCACCAAGAACGACGAGGCCGACGCGCTGGTGCTCGCGGCGATGGGTGCCAGGCAGCTCGGGGACCCCATCGAGGCCTCGCTGCCGGTCGTGAACATCACCGCCCTGTCCGGCGTGGAATGGCCGTTTTGATTGCGCCCCCGCATAAAGCCTGCACGTCTCACTAGGTGAGCGGCGCTGACTAGTCCTTCCGGCCTAGGGCGGTTGTCTGCGGTTGCACGGAGTGTCTAGTCACAGCATGATCTTGCGTGTGGTAACCGGGGGCGTTTCAACCAGGAGCGGCCCCTCGCAACAAACTGGATGAGAGTCATGAGCCTGGAGGTGATACAGGCAGTCATGAGCCACAGGGATGGGCTCATGGCAGCCGTCGAACCAACCATCGGTCCAGTGCTTCGAGCGCAAGTGGGGAAGATGGGAGACGCGAGTCTCTTCCACCTAGCCACCGCGCTCGTGGCGATCAGTACGCCGGGCGTAGAAGGGGATCTGGTCCTGCGGGTGCCCCGGAAGCTCACCGACAGAGTGGAGGTGTTCTGGCGCAGTGCGCCTGACTAGCTGCACAACTTCATGTAGAACGCAATGCCCCTCGGGATGAACCGGAAGTTTCCCTGAGGGGCTTTGTGTTGCCCCGACACGCCGGGAGCGACTGTGTCGCCAATGTGGCGCCAGCCCAGGCACACTGCTACCTGTCGCCATCTTGGCGCCAAGCATCCAGGCATTCCAGGCATCTAGGCATTCAGGCATCCCCCTGACCGTCCGCCTCCCTGGAGCCTGCTCGTGACCGTCCCACCCCACCAGGGCATCGTGCCCACACCCCCGGCGCCGCCCGCCGCGTTCCACGTCACCACCCCATCGGGGCAGGTCATCGAGGTCCTCACCGACTCGGAACGCACGTTCTACGAGGGCCAGGCCGGCCGGTACCAGACCGAAAACAAGTTCTCCAACACCTCCGACCTGCTGGACCTGGACCGGCTGGTGTTCCTGGAGCTGCTGGTGTTCCGGGCCTCCTCATGGCTGGGGCGCGGCACCTACTACGACGGGGCGGTCCTGACCGACCGGGCCGAGGGTGACTGCCGCAAGGCGATGAAGGAGAACAGCGAGCTGATTTCCCGGGTCAAGACGGACCTGGGTCTGACCAAGGCTGCGCGCGACAAGGCGGACTACGAGTCGGTGGGTGCGTACGTGACCCTGCTGAAGCAGCGCGCCAAGGAGTTCGGGGTGCACCGGGAGAAGCAGCTCGTCAAGGGCATCACCCTGTGCCAGCAGCTCTTCGCCATCCTCGGGGCGTTCGACCGCAGCGACGAGGTGGAGCGACGCAAGATCGGGTACGAGAGCGCGGACGACATCCTGGAGTGGGTGCGCACCGTCATGCAGCCGGAGTTCCAGGCGGTGGACGATCACTTCGCCAAGAACACCCAGCGCTACTGGACCGACCTCTGATGGCCCGCAAGAGCGCGGACTGGGCGCGAGTACGGGCGTTGTGCCCGCCCGAGCAGTACGGCTCGGAGGAGTGGCTGGCCCACTACCAGGCCAACCCCGAGACCCTCACCCAGATGCTGGGCGACCTGTTCCGGGTCTACAAGTCGGAGGAGGAGAAGGCCAAGGGCAACGCCAACCCCGCCGGTGGCCGGCGCAAGACCTACATCAACGGGAACATGGACGAGCTGTGGGCCATCATCACGCCCAAGTTCTCCACCAAGCCGTTCCACGAGGCGTTCGAGGACCTGCGCGGCACCCGGTCACTGCGAGCGTTTGCAGTGAAGTCGGGGATCGACCACCGGCTGCTGTCCAGGATGCTGGCCGATTCCGCCGGCACGTTGAAGGGCCGCCGCTGCCCCGCCACCCGTTGGGACCTGGAGACCATCGCCAAGGCCGCAGGGGTGCACCCCGCCTACTTCGTGGAGTGGCGCGTGATGGTGGTGCACGACCTCATCACCGAGGTGTTCACCTCCCAGCCGAACCTGTCCATCAACGTGCTGAGGAGCCTGCGCCCGTGAGCGTCATCCAAGCCCTGGACGAGGAGGAGTGCTACCTCGCGGCGCTCATGGACGACCCGGCCGGGATCGACCTGGCCGAGTTCTGCTGGACCGACGACACCCCCGGCCGGGCACACCGGCGCTACCGGGTCTGGGACTACCAGTGGCCCTGGTACCAGAACGACGAGGTGTACCAGATCGACCAGGCCGGCCGATCCCTGGGCAAGTCCCAAGGCATCCTCATGCGCGCGTTCGCGTTCCCGTACAACTACCCGGGCCAGGAGATGCTCATCACCGCCCCCGAGCTGAACCACCTGGGACCCATCGTGGACAAGGTGGAGGACAAGTTCCTGTCCATCCGCTTCGGGCGGGAGATGCTGCCCCGGCAGAAGGGCGGCGGCATCAAGCACCAGCCGCAGTTCCAGGCCTCCTTCGTCAACGGCTCCCGGATCATGGGCCGACTGCCCCAGCGTGACGGCAAGGGCGTCAAGGGTCAGCACCCTCTGGTGCTGGAAGCCGACGAGATGCAGGACTACCCGCGCCAGGGCTGGATCGAGCTGATCGAGACGATGAAGGCTGGCATACCTGGAGCCCAGTGGCGCTGCCACGGGGTGTCCAACGGCGTGCGGGACATGTACTACCGGATGACCAGCGACGACGCGGACATCCCGTTCTACGTGCACCGCTACATGGCCATGTACCGGCCCACCTGGAGCGCGAAGGAGCGCAAGGAGAAGATCGCCATCTACGGCGGCTCCCGGGACAACCCCGACTACAAGCGCAACATCTACGGCGAGCACGGCGACGTGTCCAACCGGGTGTTCGTGCTGTCCCGGCTCATGGCGTGCGTGCGGATCAACGAGTCCACCTGGGCCACCGAGTACAACGACAACGTCTACACCCGGATCAAGGTGGAGGGGGAGTCCCTGGAGCGTCGGCCCATCGAGTCGTTCCTGCAGTTCCCAGGCTCCCACCTGAACAAGGCGTACACGTCGTTCTGGGCCGGCATGGACCTGGGCTTCACCAACGACCCGTCCGAGCTGCTGGTGTTCGGGCAGATCAGGCAGCGCCGCAACGAGCAGGACGTGGACGTGCTGCGGCTGCTGTCGCGCATCCACCTGATGCGCATCTCCGCCATCGACCAGGAGCGCGTCATCGAGGCGGTGTTCGACTTCTACGGCGCCCGGCTGCGTGCCCTGTCCATGGACAAGACCGGCGTGGGCCTGCCCATCTGGCAGCACATGGAGGCCAAGCCCGACCTGCGCCAGCGGGTGAAGGGCTACGGGTTCTCCGAGAAGCGGGCGGTCGAGTTCGATGACCGTCTGCCCACCGGGCGGGAGAAGCCCGAGGACCTGGTGATCGAGAAGAACGTCATCGCGTTCGCCACCCAGAAGCTGCGCGAGTACGTGGACGCCGGCATGGTGGAGCTGCCGTGGGACCAAGAGTTGCTCACCGAGTTCCAGGGTCAAACGGTCGTTTACACCCGGGATGACGCCGCGGCCCGCGGCTCCCGGACCCGGTACGGCGCCGGCTCGTTCCACACGTTGGACGCGTCCAAGCTGATGATCCTGGGCAAGGAGTTGGAGGCCATCGAGGCGGCCCTGGCGCCCAAGCGTCGGCGTGGCCCCATCCTGGACGGCTTCATCGCCGTGTAGCCTCGCTTGCCGCTGCCCCCGGATTCGACCCCCGGGGGCAGCACCATGTCATATGCTGTGCCCGCGCGCCGCCCCTGGCCTCTCCGGGGGCGGCGTTGCCGTTCACTGCTGGTGGTGGCGCGCCAGCGCGATCAGGTGGCAGATGCGGCACAGCATCAGGCCGCGCACGTTGGCCAGCCCCCGCCCGGTCCGGCTGCTTGCACCGCTGGCACCGCGGACCAGCGTTGCCGATGAGTGTCTCGACCCGATTGCCAATGGCGATCCCCCGCATGAGCCGAGGGTAGGGAGGGGCACCGACAGCGCCATCGGTACTTTCACCCATTCACGAGTAAAGCCTTGGTCAACAGGCGGATTCTGGCGCACCCGGCCGAATAACCGGCCATGAAGGCGTCGTTGGAGGGCAACAGCGAGACGGGGTTCATCCCGGCCACGCCGCCCGACCCTGCACTGCTGGCCGCCCTGGCTCACTCGATGGCCCCGCTGCGGCCCAGTCAGCCAGGCGCGTTCGCTGGCAACCCGCTCAACCCGATTCCCACCTCGGTGGGTTCGCGCGCTGAGGTGCTGTTGGAGCTGGCCGGCATCAAGGCCGCCATCCGCACCTGGCACGACAAGCAACCCGACGAGGTGATCCGGGAGGCGTCGGCCTACTCGGCGCGCCTGACCGAGATGTGGACCGAGCTGCGCCTGCTGGAGCAGTACGACCGCCAGTACAACCAGATCAGGACCATGCAGGTCGACCCCGTCCTGCAAGAGGTCGACCGGCAGTACCGATTCGCCCAGTCCCGGATTGCCATGGCGCGCCAGGACATCGACCTGCTGCGAGGTGGCGCATGACCGAGCGGGAAACGGGCGTTCTGATCGAGGGGGAGAACGGCGTCAACGTCGCCATGTCCCCGTCGGCAGCCGCCATCGAGGGCATCAACCCCAGGATGCAACAGATCGCCCGCCAGTTGGAGACCTGGGTGCAGAACACCCGCTCCGTCACCGGCAGGACGTCCCTGTTCGACCGGGGCAAGTACGTCGGCTCCGACAACCCCTACGACCAGATGCAGACCGCCCGGATCGCGGTGCGCGACGACGACGTGGTGGCCGCCACCATGGAGATGACCGAGGGTCTGGCGCTGCAGGGCATCAAGTGGGAGTCGGGGGACTGGGACACCACCGACATCTTCAACCAGATGGCCGCCGAGCAGAACCTTGACGGCGTCATGCGCAAGCTGTGGCGCGAGGAGTGCACCGACTCCCAGTTCACGGTCGCGCTGTGGTGGGACTGGGGCACCTTCAACGTGCGCGGCAAGACCACCAAGGGCAACAAGCGCAAGAAGATGGTCAAGGTCTTCTACCCGCGCTCCATCACGTTGCTGGACGGCGCCCGCGTGGTCCCGGTGGGGATGCTGCAGTTCGGCCAGGAGCGCCTGGCCTGGCGCGCCACCAAGGGCGAGCTGCAGGCCTACGACCTGGTCCTGAACAACCAGATCAACGACGACCTCATCGACCGTTTCTACGCCGGCAAGTACATCGTCACCAACCCGGACGAGGCCCAGGCCCTGACCGCGTTGAAGGTCAACACCCAGCAGCTCCTGCTGCTGGACGAGAAGTACGTGCGCCGCCACACCGAGACCCGCCCCGACTACCAGCGGTTCGCCACGGTGCGGCTCAACTCCATCTTCCGCCTGCTCGACCTCAAGCAGCAGCTCCTGGAGGCGGACCGGGTGGCCCTGGTCGGCGCCGCCAATTACATCCTGCTGGTCAAGAAGGGTGACGAGAAGGACCCGGCCTACCCCGAGGAAATCGCCAACCTCAAGGAGAACTACCACACCCTGGCGAAGCTGCCGGTGATCTTCAGCGACCACCGGCTCAACATCGAAATCGTGTCCCCCAAGCAGGACTTCACCCTGCAGCGGGAGAAGTACGACGCGCTCGACTCGCGCATCGCCGCACGGATGCTCAACACCCTCGCCGCCCAGCACGGCGCCCGCGGCTCCGAGAACGCCTCCAGCAACCTGACCCGCCCGGTCGCCCGGGGGCTGGAGAGCCGCCGGCACATGCTGCGCCGGTTCCTGGAGCGCGAGCTGGCCAAGGCCGTCGTGGAGCACCCGAACAACGCAGGCCTGTTCGAGGAGGGGCCACCGTCGCTGGCCTTCTCTCCGCCCAGCATCCAGCTCGACTCCGACGCCGCGTTGGCCGCCATCATCATGCAGGCCCGCACCATGCGCGACCTGTCCCGGGAGTCGTTCCTGGAGTACTTCGGCTTCGACCAGGAAGTCGAGGCGATGCGCGTGGAGCTGGAGGCCGACAAGTACGACGACATCTTCAAGACCGCGGTGCCGTTCAACTCCCCGGCCAACAACCCCGGCGGCGGTGGCGGCGACCAGGGTGACGGCGCCCCGGTCGACCAGGCCCCCAACGGTGCGCGCGGTGGCCGCCCGGTCGGTGGCGGCACGCCCAAGCAGTCCCCGCAGTCCGCGCCCAAGCGCAACGCCAACGGCAACACCCAACCAGGGGGAGCGAAGTGACCCGCTACGGACAGATCGCCCACGGCTTCGTGTGGCCCGACGGGTTGCCGTCGTGCGTCTACTGCCAGCAGGGCGCCAACAGCCCGATCCACGTCACCCCCGGCCAGGAGCCGTCGTTGGCGGCCGACAAGGCCACCCCGCGCATGCCGCAGCGCGCGCACGCCTACATGATGTCCAGCCCCACCCTGACCGCGAACATCTCCTGTCAGGCGTGCGGGCAGACCATGCGCTCCGGCCCGCACGGGGCGGGCATGCCGTCGGGGGCCATGCTGCGCGTGGAGGCCAAGGCCCGTTCGGACAAGCCCACCCTGCCGGGGGAGGGCGACCGTTACCCCATCGAGAACGTCTCCGACCTGAAGAACGCCATCCAGGCGTTTGGTCGCGGCAAGCCCGAGGACAAGGACAAGATCAAGCGCTGGATCATGCGCCGCGCCCGCGAGCTGAACGCCGCCAACCTGATCCCGGACGGCTGGACGCAGAAGGCGTTTGTGGCCGAGATTGGTCACCGCCTGGTGTTCGCCGCCCCCGTGACAACGGACGTTTCCGCGGGGTCTTTGCCGCGTGAGGTGGCCGCTGAGTGGCAGCAGGCCAGCGAGGCCAACCCCAACTGGACCTGGATCGCCGGACGCTACGTGGAGGCCGACCGGCCCAACCGCAACGCCGCCTACTGGTCCACCGAGGACCTGGAGCTGGGGGAGCCCACCGTCCAGCACGGCCCGATCAACTGGCTGCACGAGGAGCGCCACATCATCGGCTCCATCGCCGCCTCCAAGATGGTGCGCCCTGAACGGCAGGCCGCGGACGCCAACGCCATCGGCAACCACATCGTGGTCCTCGGTGCGCTGTGGCCGCACGTCTACCCCCAGGAGGTCGGCGCCATCCAGAAGGCGTCCGAGGCCGGCAAGCTCTGGGTGTCCATGGAGTGCGTCTCCAAGGAGGTCGCCTGCCTGTCCTGCGACAACACCCTGTCCTACCGGGACTACATGGAGAAGGCGTCACGCTGCGAGCACATGAACGACGGTATGCCGCGCCGGTTCAAGGACCCGGTGTTCGGTGGCGCCGGCATCATCGTGCCCCCGGTCCGGCCGGGCTGGGCCAACGCTGACGTTCGCGTCCTGATGCCTCAGGCCGCCGAGCTGGCCGAGCGCCAGGCCGCCTCCTTCACCGGAATGAGCACCACCGAGGCCGAGCTGCTGGTGGCTGAAATCCTGGTTCAGGCCGATGCTGACGCCGGCTGACCTGTACGTGTATGCCGCCCGAGCCCAGCGGGTGGTCGACGGCGACACGGTCATGCTCGACGTCGACCTGGGCGGCAAGGTGCACGCCTACTGGGACTGCCGGATGCGCGGCTACGACGCCCCCGGCCATCGCACCGTCCCAGGCACCAAGGCCACCAAGGCGCTGAGCGACCTGCTGATGGCCGCCGATCTGCTGGTGCGCACCCACAAGGACGAGAACGACAAGTACGGCCGGTACCTGGTGGAGATCACGCTCCCGGACGGCCGGGACGTCGCAACCACCATGGTGGACAACGGGTTTGGGCTCATCTGGGACGGCCACGGCGGTCATCCCGACCAGCCTGGTCACGAGTAGCCGAAAACGCTCGTTAGTTCCTGTCACCACCTGCCGATTGACCTCCCGAGCCGGCGCCGAGCCGGCGACACAACCGAGGAGGGCAGATGGCAGACCGCACCTTCACCGAGGGGGAGCACTACGCCCTGGTGGACGACGCGATCAAGCGTGAGACCGCTGCTGCCGCGACCCGTGTCTCCGAGCTCGAAACCAAGGTGACCGAGCTTCAGAACGCCAACGACGTCCTCGTGACGGAGAAGGCCGCGGAGATGCAGCGCGCAAACCAGGCGGCCCAGGCGCTGGATCAGTTCAAGCAGCAGATCGAGACCGAGAAGGCCCAGGAGGCGCAGCGCGCCGAGCGGACCGCGAAGGTGACCGAGGTCGCCCCCGCCCTCGAACTCACTCAGGAGCGTTCGGACCGCATCGTCGCCATGAGCGACGAGGTGTTCGAGTCCTACCTGGCCGACCTGCGCGAGGTGGCGGCCAAGTCCGCTGCCAAGCCCGCAGACGAGGCCAAGAAGGACGAGAAGAAGGCCGAGAAGGCCGCCGAAGGCTCCATCCCGCGCGAGTCGGCGGCCTTCGCCGGCAGCGACACCGACAACAAGGTCGCAGGGACCGTGCTGGGCGTCATCGGCGCCTCTCGCGCCCTGCGCAGCGCCTGAGAGGAGGGCACGCAATGGCATCCGATTACGGACTCAACTTCGGTTTCCGCCGCTCCGACGAGAGCGTGCGCGTTTCCGAGGGCCGGCTCAAGACTCCGGTCACCGGAACCTTCCGGCTGGGCTCGCTCGTCACGTTCGACTCCGCCAACCCGGGCCGCCTCGCAGCGGCTGCGGCAGGTGCGGTGGGCGACGGTGCGACCGTGGGCCTCCTGGTGCAGGAGGAGGTGTGGGACCGCTCCATCTACGAGACCTCCCACCTCGACTCCTTCTCCCTGGGCCTGGCCCGCAACGACCGTCCTGCGGTCATCACCGCCGGCTCCGGCACCAAGGTCTGGTTCAAGAACACCGCCGGCTCCACGCGCGCGGACGGTCGCACCACGACCGCCGTGACCATGGTCGACCTCACCGGCGTGAACGTCCTGGACTACCTGACCTGGGACGGCGCCAAGTTCATCAAGGGCACCGGCGTCGCGGACTCCATGCTCCGCGTCACCTCTGTCGACGCCACCAACGGCTACTGCGAAGCCGTCCTCACCCGCTGAAAGGAGTGACCCAAATGAGCACTGCAGTCAAGACTCTCGCTTCCACCAGGGCAGCCGCAGACCCGTGGGGCCGCTCCCCAGAGTCGGTGGAGGCCTACCAGAAGGCCCGCGAGGAGCTGAACACGGCCGCGCGCGACCGCTGGGACGACCCGGAGTTCCACCGTCAGGTGGCCGCCGACCTGGAGTCCATCCTGGACTACCAGTTCACGTTCGAGAACCTGTTTGGCACCTACCTGGACGTCCAGAACGTCGGGGAGTTCGACAAGGTCACCCTGCGTGAGCGTCGCGGCCTCAAGGTGTTCCAGGCGGCCCGCGGTGGCTACATCGAGGAAAGCCAGCTCCGCAACGAGATGTGGGAGCTTCCTCGGGAGACCATCGGGTTCCACGTCTCCGAGCTGATCGACAAGCTCCGCATGAACTTCGCGGAGACCATCGAGGAGCTGGTGGGCCTGGGTGGGCAGCGCATGGAGGCGGAGGTCAACCGCCGCATCTTCGCGCTCCTGCAGACCGCGGTCCCGAACACCTCGGCGTTCTACAAGTCGGTCAACGGCCTGGCCAAGGCCGACCTGGACACCGCGATCCGTGAGGTCAAGGACGCCATCAAGCCGAACGGTCAGGGTCCCGCCCCGGTCACCGTCATCGGTCGGGCGTCCATGGTCGACCAGATCAGCGACTTCAACCTGGGCTTCGACCCCGAGGCCACCAGCGAGATTCGTGCCAAGGGCCGCCTGGGCGTGTACCGCGGCGCGAACATCGTGCAGGTGGTGAACTACACCGACGACAACGGCGCTTCGTTCATCCCGGCCAACGAGCTGTGGGTGTTCGGCGGCAACGTCGGCAAGTTCGCCCTCTACGGCGGCATGCAGGTCAAGTCCTGGGACGAGAACACCGTGGACTACCGGCACTACCGCGCCCGCAAGGACATCGGTGGCCTGGTCCACCACCCCGAGCAGGCTCGTCGTATCGTGGACTCGTCGGTCACCGCGTGACCTGACCCCTCCACAGCGAAGGCCCCCACCGTCATGGTGGGGGCCTTCGTGCGTCGTCGCCTTCATTAGTTCCCCTGGCGCTTCTCCCCCCACTTCAAGGTTCGCCAGGACCGGCGTTCTCGGCGAAAACGAGCGTACTTCGTTTCCTCCCGCCATGTGACGACTTCAGGGCGCATCCCACCTCGCCAAGGAGCAGACGTGCCTGAGACCCCCTCGCCGGACCCGGAGTCCGTGCCTGACGACTCGTTCGTGGAGGCCACCGCGCAAGACGTGGCCGGCCAGCCCGACATCCCCGCCGACCAGACCCCGTATGCCGACGAGGAGCAGTCGTGACCCTGCTGACGTTCGGCCGGATCGCGGCCGGTGAGATTGGGTTCCGCGAGGACCCGGCCCGCCCCAACATGACCCCGTACGGCGACTGGTACGGCATGGACGGCCAGCCGTACTGCGCCATGGGCATCTCGTGGGCCGCAGCCAAGTCCGGGGACGCGGAAGGGTTCGGCGGCAAGTTCGCCTACTGCCCGTACTGGGTGCACTACTTCCAGAACGCCGGCCGCTGGTCCCAGACCCCGGAGCGCGGCGCCCTGGTGTTCTTCAACTTCGGCTACGACCTGGCCGTGCACGTCGGGTGGGTGGAGCAGGTGCTGCCCGGCAACCTGATCCAGACCGTCGAGTGGAACACGTCCTCGGGCAACCTGGGCTCGCAGAACAACGGCGACGGGGTGTTCCGGCGCATCCGCTCCACCCTGTGGGGCGTGGAGGGGTACGGCCACCCCCGGTACAACCCCGAGCCGGTGTCTCGCGCCATCGTGCGCGCCCCCATCCCGGCGCCGGTCAAGCTCACCGTGGACGGGGCGTTCGGCCCCAACACGGTCCGTGCCCTGCAGAAGTGGCTGGCCGTCCCGGTGGACGGTGCGTTCGGCCCCCAGTCGAAGAAGGCCCTGCAGCGCCGCCTGCGGGTCACCGCGGACGGCGTCGTGGGCACCAACACCATCAAGGCGTTGCAGCGCCTGATCGGCACCCGGGTCGACGGGGCGTGGGGTCCGAACACGACCAGCGCCCTGCAGACCTACCTCAACAAGCACTGACAACGTTCGTTTCCCTCGCCAGGAGCAGCCATGCCCGACACGATCACCAACCCCAGCGCCCACGACGCCACCGACACTTCGGGGGAGACGGTTCGCCCCCGCGACCTGCCTGCCCGTGAGGGTGAGGAGGTGTGGGCCATCCAGGTCCCCGGCGCCGTCACGTTGCGCGTCACCACCTTCAACCGCTTCGGCCAGGCGGTGGAGGGCGCCATGACGGTCGGCCCCAACAGGTCCGGCCAGCAGTTCCGGATCAAGACCGAGGACCGGGAGGAGAACCAGGCGATCTGCATGAGCCCCGAGCACGACCCGTTCCTGAACGGGATGCTGGTGCGGGTCGACGCGGACCAGCAGCAGGACCCGCGCACCGCGTCCAAGGATGCGCTGACCACCGAGTCGCTGCTGGACATCTTCGACCTGGAAGGCAAGGCGTTCGAGGCGAAGGTCCGGTCCCTGGGTGAGCTGCCGCTGCGCCGGCTGGCGGATGTGGGGGAGTCGATGGACGCCTCCCACCGCCAGATCAACTTCGTGCGCGAGCTGATTGCGGAGCGCTACACCAAGGGTGGGCCGCAGACGACGTTGGAGCACGGCGAGCGTCTGTCGTCCTAGAGAAGTACCGCCCGGGGTGTGGCGCGAGGGCCGCGGACCCCACGCGCCCCCCGGGCGGTGCGTAAACCCCAACGGGGGCCGGTGTGGTGGCGAGGCCCCCGGCCCCCGTTGGCTTTTGGTGAGCAACGCCCGACATAGGACTCATGAGCGCACTGGCTGACCTGGTTGAGGGGCTGAAGCGCGAGCTGGCTGTGCCTGGCACGTTCAACGCGTCCTTCCCCAACACCACCGACCCCGACCTGACCGGGTCGCTGGCGGATGGGTTCGCCTCTGCCCAACTCGACGGGTTCTTCGGCACCATGGTGTTGGACCCCACCACCAGCACGGTGACCCCAGACCTGTCCCCGGCCGGCGGGTCTCTGGTCATCGCCTACGCCACCGAGCGGGTGCTGCTGTCGCTGCTGCGGGACCTGAACGCCCGCCAGACGTACGAGGCTGGCCCGGTCAAGTACGAAATCGAGAAGTCCGCGAGCCTGCTGACCGAGCAGATGAAGTACCTGCGCGAGCGGCGCAAGGAACTGCTGGCCCAGGCCATGCGCGCCGCCCGCGCCGGACAGACCGTGTACATGACCGACGCCTACCTGACCCGGGCCGTGGCCGCGGTGAGCGGCATCTACTACTACTCCTACGAACTCGCCGGCCTGGGGTGATGTGCGGTGGCCTCCACCCCGCAGATACCGAACTTCGACGCCGCGGCGGTCCGTGAAGGGCTGCGTCTGGCCATGCAGGTTGGTCTGCCTCCGGACACGGACGACCAGCCGCTGTTCGTGATGCCAACGACCGTTTCCGGGGATGCCGTCAACGTGCTCGACGCGGCCGGCACCCCGTTCAACCCCAGCTACCGGCCCACCCGCAGTGTGCCCGCCACCGTGCGGGTGCCGTGCGCTATCGAGTACTTCGACGGTGCCGGCAAGATCGAGTCGTTCGGGCTGGTCGCACCCAGCCACGTCCTGCTCACCCTGCTCGACCAGGACTTCGCCCAGGTCAAGGGGTTCGTGTACGTGGTGATCGGCGGCAACAAGTACTGGTTTGAGCGGGAGTTCGCCCCGCTCGGGCTGGTCGACGTCGGGGTTCACCAGATCAAGTGCCGCAGCGACGACGAGGGCTGACATGGCGTTCATCCGCAACCAGGAGCGCATGGTGTACCAGTCCGTCATGGACCTGGTGCAAGGCCACCTGACCACACTGGGCTGGCTCGGGCAGACCGACCCCAACCTGCTGCCGTTCGGCGCCACGGTGCCGTTGACGTGGCTGGAGGCGACCCCGGACCCGAAGCTGGACCCGTTGGCGCCCAACACGGTCGCGTTCACCGAGGGCGACACCCCCGACGACGAGGAGGGGGAGCTGGGCGCCGTCCATGGCGGCCTGTGGCGGGTGGAGCACACGTTCTTCATCGACATCTACGGGGAGTCCCTGGGGGTCGCCAAGGCGCTGGCGTCCGACATCCGCGCCATCCTCAACGGCAAGCTGCCAGGCACCTCCCGGTACGCCAACCTGACCGACTTCTCCCTCACCCCACCCGCGCAGGCGCTGGGGCACATCCTGTCGTTCGAGGACGTGGAGGTGACCAGGCCGATGGCGCAGCCGGCGAAGATGCGCTGGGAGGTCGTGAAGGCAACGTGCGTTCACGAGTTCCACGCCGAGGAGGGCTGAGATGGCCGTCAAGGGCGGTACCGGCACCTACGGTGGCAAGGTCGGCTGGTCGGTCGGCCTGCAGTCCTGGCTGGACGACCCGTCCTCCAAGGTGGCCCGCTACTGGCGCTCCATCGAGTACGGCAGCAACAACTGGCCCAGCGGGCGCCTGTCCGGCCTGTGGGGCAATGTCGCCGGCCCCAACAGCCGCCCCGGCTCGTTCCGCAACGGGGAGCTGTCCGCGTTCTCCACCGGCGGCAACCAGAAGTTCGTGCCGTTCTTCAACAAGAGGGGCGACGACATGGGCAAGGCCGCGGTGTCGGCGCTCATATACTACTTCGGCATGACCCGCTCCGGCGGCGTCAAGAGCGCCACCAACCTGTCCGCCATCACCGAGACCAGGGGCTGGGACGACGCCGACCACAAGCGCAAGGCCAAGGACAAGAACGGTCGTTTCACCGGGAAGATGGAGTCCCGCGGCTCCGGCCCGGCGGAGCAGCGCCGCTCCCTGTTCATGCTGATCCAGTCGGCGTCGGCAGGCAAGAAGGTCCCGTTCGTCACCGGCGACTTCAGCACCGCCATCGAGGCCCGGCACTTCTACACCAAGGCGGTGCAATCGTTCGACCCGGTCGAGGCGGAGGTCAAGGAGCTGCGCGAGGTGATCGGCAAGCTGATCGGCGGCCGAGACCCATACTCGCGCAGCGGGTTCCAGTTCGCCCGTGAGGAAATCGCCTACCGGATGGACACCAAGCCCCGCACCGGCCCGCGCGGCGGCAAGAACCGGGTCACCAACCGCACCATCGCCGGCCGCCTGGGGGGCAACGCCGGCATCGTGTCCGTGTCGGCCAGCGCGACCGCCCAGGACTTCCTGCGTTCCGGTACCGGCTTCAGCCACTGGCAGGCCGAAATCGAGCAGGTCAACGCCCGCGTCGCCAAGAGGTTCCAGCAGGTGGTGGTCGACCTGATGCGCGCCCAGCCCACGGTGCGGCGCCCCACCGGAGACCTCATCGCGGCCACCGACGACCCACGCAACCGCTACCCGCGGTAGCGCTCCTCGGTTAGTTCAAGGGCGCGACGACACCACCTTCGAGCACCGATTACTCGAAGGAGAAGCTCATGGCCATCAAGGGCGGGCAGATCGTCCACGTTGGAAACAACGCCGTGCTCCTGGACCGCCTGCAGACGGCCGGACCGGGCACCGTCAACATCCGGCGCGAGACCATCTACGAGCTGGGCAACTACCAGTCCGTGGGTCAGGTCAGCGACATCCCGGACCTCAGCTTCACCCTGGAGTCGTTCGACGTCTCCTGCGCGATGGAGGCATTCCTCGCGGACAAGGACGTGAAGAGCACTCACCTGTACGACCTGGCCGCCTCCCGGGTGGTCAACCTCAAGAGCGCGTTCAAGCCGGGCCAGCAGGCCCCGGCCCCGTTCGACAGCGTCGGGTCGGCCGCGGTGCCGTGCCTGCGCCTGGAGTCGGTGTCGTACCGCTTCGGCATCGGCAACAACAACGCCCGTCAGACCGCCACCCTCAAGGGTGACAGCCTGTACTACAACCCGGGCTCCACCTACATCCAGAAGGTGGCCGGCTCCGGCGCCGCCGGTCAGGTCATCGTCACCGACCACCCGGCATACGCGATCACCGAGGCCGGCGTGCAGCGCCGCACCCTGGCGATCACCGCCGGTGAGCGCCGGCTCCTGCAGGGCGTGGACTACACCGAGACCTACGGCGCCATCACCAACGGCGCGGCGGTCGCCACCATCACCCTGGTGGACGCGGTCGCGGCCACGGACAACGTGTACGTCACGTACGCCAGCCCCGACGTGGAGACGTTCCCCCAGTCGGTGCACGCGCTGGTGTCCGGCATCTCCGGCACCATCACCGCCGCAGCCGCCGCGGGCGCCACCAGCCTGACCACGGACGTGGAGCTGGCCGCCGGCCAGGTCATCATCCTGGACGACGTGCCCGGCTCCGCGGTCACCGAGGTGGTCGTGGTTGGCACCGTCAGCGGGTCCGGGCCGTACACGGTCAACCTGGTCAACGCCACCGTCAACGCCCACGCCTCGGGCGCCGACGTCGCGGTGTACGTGCCCACCGTCAAGCCCGCCGCGATCCGCGGCCGGGACATCGACGTGTTCGTCGGCCCCGCCGGTGCCGCCGGTTCGGCGCCGGCTGACGTGATCGGCACCAAGCGCCACGGCGTCCAGTCGGCTCAGGTGGACTGGAAGGTCACCCTGCAGAACGACGAGGAGTTCGGCAACTACCACTACGTCAACATCGACTTCGACGTGCCTGAGGTGTCGGGCAGCGTCGAGTTCAAGCCGCAGACGTACGCGGACCTGCTGAAGCTGATGCAGGACATCTCCGGGGTGAGTGACCCGCTGCAGTCCGCCAACGCCACCGACCAGCCTCTCCTGGACGTGCAGATCGTCCTGAAGAACCCGGTCGACGGCCGGGTGCTGAAGCGCCTGCACATCCCGGACGCCCGGTTCTCCCTGCCCGGCTACTCGGGCCGGGTGCAGCAGAAGCTCGACTTCACTGCCGCCTTCAACAGCGACCGCGGAGAGCTGAACATCTACGACAGCTAACGGGAACGCCCGTTTGCGCGGCCCCTGCCAACTTCCCCTGGCAGGGGCCGCGGTTACCTCGCCAACAAGAACGGAGCACCATGAGTCGCCTCGCCAAGCTCACGGACCTCTTCCAGGAGGGAGAGACCGTGCCGCTGACTACCCCGTCCGGCCAGAAGATGGTCGTGTGGATCAACAAGTTGTCCCCGTTCGAGATGGAGCAGGCCAACCACGAGGGCCGTATCGCCCGCGCCCGCACCATGCTCGCCATCCGCGAGGTCGGCACCCCCGACTACGCGCTGTACCAGGCCTCCTCGCTGGCGTCCAAGCCGGACGCGCTCATCAACGACCTGATCGACGCCAAGGCCAACGAGCACCTGGTGCAGGTGATCCGGGACCTGCATTCGGACCCGGACTGGAAGGAGCGCCTGGAGACGCTGGAGTGGTCGGCGGACCAGGTGGAGGGCAAGGCCAACGACGACCCTGAGGTGGTCGCCCTGGACAAGGTGATGACCGAGTACCAGGAGGAGATGGAGTCGCGCACCGACCACCTGCGCAACGAGCTGCGGATGGAGTTGCAGGCCCTGCCGGAGGACGCCCTGCGTGAGCAGTACCTGGCGGCATACGTGGAGGCTCAGGGGTTGCGGTCGTTCACCCGCGAGCAGCAGGCCACCCAGGTGTACTACTCGCTGCGCCAGTGCGAGGCCACCGACCAGGGCGACGGCACCTACACCCACGAGAACTGCGACCACTCCAAGAAGTGGCTGACGACTCGGCGTGAGGTGGACGAGATGCCGATGAACCTCCTCCAGCAGGTGCGCGAAGCCTACGAGGCCGTGAACATGCCGCAGGACGTTGCGCGTTTCTCGGGAGGTCCGGCGAGTTCCTCCGCGTCGTCAGGGCCTTCAAGCAAGCAGGAGGGCTCGACAGCATCTGGCCAGACGGAGACGTCCGACGCGCAGGGTGGGACCTCGTAACGGCCGTTTCCGAAGGGCTGACGGTTCTCGGCTACTTCGAGATACCGGATGAGAACGAGGTGCCCCCCGAAGAGATTTGGGGCAACGACGACCGGCTCATCAAGTGGTTCGAGGACATCAAGGTGCGTCGCGCCAACCCGGATAACAGCCGCATGGAGCCGATCCCCGACATGCAGGAGAACGAGCTAACCAAGCGCTTCAATCTGGGAGGGTAGGCCGGGCGTGGCTGGGACCATCTACGACGCACTCGTCAACATCGACGTCGCGGACAACGACGCCCCCGGCCAGCTTGCCAGGATCGTCCAGCAGCTTCAGCGTGAGATTGCCTCCCTGTCCAACACCCCGGAGGTGGACCTCGGCGCGAAGCTGCTGGGCTCCCTGGGCACCGGGGTCCTGACGGCGCAGGAGGGCCTGTCCCGGCTGCGTGTGGTGGGCGCCGAACTGTCGGCGGAGATGACCCGCCTGGGCTCCCTGAACCCGGAGATGCGCACCACTGGTGTGGTCCGGGCCATCTTCGACCTGGAGCGGTTGCGTCACGAGGCTGAGGCGGTCGAGCGGACGTTCGGCCACCTGGCCCTGGCGCAGGGCGCCAGCACCCGCATCCCGCAGTCCGCCATGGAACGCCGGCTGGGCAAGCTGCCGGAGGAGGCGCGCCTGGACGCGTTGCGGCAGAACATCCAGCCGCTGCCGGAGCCGTCCCGGGCAGACACCGACCGCTTGCTCCAGCTCAGCCGGGACGCCGAAGTCCAGCGGATGGAGGCCGCCAACCGGCGCCGGGAGGAGGAGGCGTACCGGCAGGAAATCAACCAGGGCTACGACTCCCTGTCGGAGGGCCAGAAGCGCAAGGTCGAGGGCAGCACCGAGGGCCGGTTCTTCGTCGCGGACGAGCACCTCATCGCCGCCATGGAGGACGAGGGCGCCTCCCGCAAGGAGATTGCGGCCAAGCTGCGTGAAGAGGGCCGCATGGCCCAGCAGCGCGTGGTGGACGCCACCAAGTACCCGAACACCGAGAAGGGCCAGGCCCAGCTCGAGCGCGACCGTTTCTCCTCGGCCGCCTCCACCGCGGGCGCCACCGACCAGGTCGAGAGCCTGCGGGAGCGTCAGGCTCTCATTGCCCGCAAGGAGCTGGACGCCCAGGAGAAGGAGGCCAACCGGGTCGACTCCCTGGCGTCCACCCTCAGCGAGGGCGACTCCGCCAAGAGGCGGCAAGCCCAGTACAACCTGGCCATCGCCAAGGCGGACCTGGACTCGATGACCAGCAAGCGCGCTGGCACGGTGGCGGACTCCGAAATCACCAAGGCGAAACTGCGGGTCGCCAACATGGAGGTGGCGCTTGAGCAGGTGACGGCGCGCGAGTTGCGCGCCCAGCAGGACGCCGCCCGCCCGCAGGGGTTCTTCGCGTCCGCGCTCGGCCTGAACCGCGCCAGCCGGCGTGGTGGTGGTGGCGGCTTCGGCATCCCCGGCGGCGGCGGGATTGGCGGTGCCGGTGGGGGCGGCGGGGGCATCTTCTCCAACCTCATTGACGAGGCCGGGTTCGCCGCGAAGTACTACGCCCTGTACCGGGGCTTCTCCCTGATCGAGCAAACGCTCGTTGGCGTCAAGACCGCGACGGAGGAGTACACCATCGCGGTCAACAACCTGAGCATCGCTCAGGGCACCAACTACCAGACCGCCTCGCGCGCCGCGGAGGGGTACGCCCGCATCGGGTCCACCATGGCCACCGCCCCCACCACGGCCATCGAGGGCGCCACCAAGTTCACCCGGTCGTTCCGCAACGAGGACGGCAGCGTCGACCCGGGCGCGGGTCGCCTGGGCGCCACCGTGTCCTCGCTCATCAACGTGCTGGAAGGCCCGACCAAGCTCACCGAGTCCATGGACTCCCTGGTGGCCGTGACGAAGGCGTACGACCTGGGCAGCGGGGGAGCGGGCTCCGCCTACGACCGGGCCACCCGGATCGGGCAGGTGTACGGCGTCCCCACCGGCGGGGAGCTGCTGGGCGGTGTCGCGCAGATCGCAGACATCGGCAAGACCTCGGGGTTCAGCCTGGACCAGCTCATGGCCCTGGTGGCCGCGTCCATGCAGTCCACGGGCCTGACCTCCGATGCGGTGGCCGGCGACATCAAGCGGTTCCTGGGTAGCGACACCAAAACCTTGGACAGCACCCTGGGCGCCCTGGGCGGCGACACCCAGCAGAACCTGGCGAACAAGTTGGAGCAGCTCGCCGGCATCCTGCAGAAGCTGCCTGACGAGCGCCGCAACGACGTGCTGCGCTCCCTGGGTGGCTCCCGCTCCTCTGCGACCGTCATCCCGTTCATCGAGGCGCTCGGCAAGCTGGACGCCACCCAGAAGGCCGCCGCGGACCTGCCCTCGGCGGCAGACCAGGCCCAGTCCCGGCTGCGCACCTTGGGAGGGGCGTTCCAGCAACTCTCCGCCGACGTGCAGGGCCTGTTCACCGCCATATCGCAGTCCGGCGGCGGGGCGGTGTTCGGAACGCTCGTTGGCGGCCTGCACGACATCCTGGTCGCCTTCACCGAGATGGTCCGCGCGGTGGGTAGCGTGCACCCGGCGGTGCGCCTGCTGGTGACCTCCATCGCCGCCCTGGCCATCGCCGGCCGGGCCGCTGCGGCGCTGCAGGCCAGTTCCGCGGCTCAGCGTGGCGGCGCGCTGATGTCGTCCCTGTTCCCCACCCTTGGGGCTGCCGCTGGCGCGCGCGGGGCGGGCGTGGCCGCCGCGGGCGCCTCCCGTCTGCCGCAACTGGCCACCTTCGGCGCCGGTGGCGCCGCCCCCTCCCTGGCGGCCAGCGCCAGCGCCAGCGCCGCCGTCTCGATGGGCCGCCTCGGGGCCGGGATTGCGGGGGTCGCCGCGTCGGCCGGAGCCGCCGTGGTGGCCCTTGCCCCGCTGGTCGCCATCCTCGGGACCATCGCCCTCATCGGGGCCGCTTCGGACGCGGCGAACAAGGCTCAGGTGGCCGGCGAGGACGCCCTGGCCGCCAAGAAGGACGCCGACCAGGCGCGCAAGACCGGCAACGTCGAAGGGATGCGCGCCGCCGCCCAGCGTGAGCGCGACAACGCCAGCGCCATCCGCAAGTCCGGCGACGGCATCGGCGGCAAGACCCTGTACGGCATCAACGACGCCATCGGGTTCCTCACCGGGTCCGACCAGAACCTGTCCCAGCAGCGGGACGCCACCGTCAAGAAGTTGGAGGACTACGCCAAGAAGCTGGAGCGGGAGGCGCAGTCCGCTGAGGACCTGGCGACGCAGCGGGAGAAGCTGGCCCGCCAGTTCAACATGTCCGCCATCTTCGGCACGAACTACAGCGACGTGTCCGGTGGCATCAAGAAGACCATGGACCTGGGTGCCAGCCCCTCCAAGGAAGCGGACATCTTTGCCGACCTGGTCAACAAGGGGATCGGCGGGGACCCGCTGCAGCTCCAGGCGCTGGTCGGGGGTGACGGGAAGCCCGGTGCTTCGGACCTGGTCCAGGACATCCTGAGTCGCAACGCCAAGTCCACCGACCCCAAGTCCCGCACCGATGTTCTGCAGAAGGTCCGTGACGCCGAGGCGAAGCTACTGGCCGAGGCCCGCCAGCACGGCGACGCCTCCACCATCGACTCCTTCAACCAGCTCCTACAGGAAGGCAACGCGGCATACAACGACGCCCTGGTCACCGACACTGAGGCGAAGATCAACTCCATCAAGGCCTTCCAGGGCATCACCCCCGCCTCCAAGGCCCAGATCACCGCGCTGGTCCAGAACGCCATGGCCGCGGTCGGTGGCAGCGGCGACGTGGACCGGATGGCCAAGCTCATGTCGGGGGTGGACGCCTCCTTCATCACCGCCACCCGCAACCACTTCCGCACCCTGCTGGAAACCTTGAAGCGGCAGGCCGAGGCGATCAAGGTGGCCATGGCAGCCGCTGCCGCCGCCGAACACAGCATCGCCCCCGAGGGGTCCTACAACGACCGGGTCCGCAAGCACCTGGCCGGCGAATCGGTGGCCAAGGACAAGGGCCTGGACAAGATTCAGTCCGACATCGACAAGTACAACCGGGCCATCGCCACCATGGACAAGGCGAAGCCCTACGCCGCCCCCGACAACTCCTACATGACCGACAAGAAGGGCAGCGAAGGACCGTCCGCCCAGGACATCGAAATCGCCCGTTTGCAGGCCGGGGAGATTCCCGGGGACCCGCTGTCCGCGGCCTCCATCGCCATCAAGGTGGCCCGCTACCAGCTCAAGAACGCCGCGAACAAGCAGGAGTACTTCCAGGCCCTCAAGGCCCTGCACGAGGCCCAGTACGACTACGCCAAGGTGCTGCAGGAGCAAGCCAACAACGAGGCCATGCTGGCCTCCGACATCACCGACCCGGTGGCGCAGGCGCGCCTGAAGCTGGCCGCCGCACGCCGGCAACTGTCCGCCGACCAGTCCCGCGGCGCCCTCGGTGACGTCTTGGCCCAGGACCGCCTCAACGTCAAGCAGTCCCAGGCCGACGCCGAACGGGCCGCGTTCGACCAGAAGTTCAACGACGAGCGCACCAACTACGAGCTGCAACGCACGTCCCTGTCGGCGTACCTGTCCTACCTGCGTTCCCAGCACGACTACCTGACCAGCGTCAAGAACAAGACCCGCCAGCAGGTGGACGAGCTCAACCAGGTCGACCAGGCGCTGAAGTCCCTCACTGACGGGCTGCAGGGCCAGTTCAACCTGGGCGACATCCGCATCCCCGCCCCGTACGAGGTGCGCCGCGCCATGGCCGGCGGAGGCAACTACGCCTCCTCCCAGTCCACGTCCTACGTCACCATCACCATCAACGGCAACGACACCGCTGCCATGGTCAAGGTGCTGGCCGACCATATGGGCCAGCCCATCCTGCAGACCGCCGGCTCCGCCCCGCGCAAGGTGTGACAACGCTAGTTTGATAGCCGCCAACCGGGGTCGATGAGTCGGCCATGGCAGACGCATCACACTTCTACGGCAAGTTCGCAATGCATGCCTTCGACGGCTCCGCGGACCTGAACGCGGGAACCCTGGTGGCGCTGCTGCTCACCTCCGCGTACACGTTCGACCAGGACGCGCACGAGTACATCAGCAACCTGACCGGGGAACTCACCGACGCCTCCTACCACCGGGTGACGTTGTCGGGGGTCACGTTCGCCTACGACGGCAGCACCAACACGGTGAAGTTCACTTGCACCCCGTTCACGTTCCCGCTGCTGAACGGGACGTGGCGCCACATCGTGTTCGCCATCTCCACCGGCACCGACTCCACCAGCCCCCTGGTCAAGTGCACCACCCACGACGTCGACAAGGTCAGCTCGGGCGCGGACGTGATGATTACGCCGCACATCAACGGGCTCGGCACGGCCACGGCGGCCTGAGGAGTAGACGATGAGCGCCACCTACACCGACGCGGAGCGCAACTTCCTGGCCGACCAGGAGGCAGCCCGCATCGCCGCCCTGTCGCTGCACACCGCCAGCCCTGGCGTCACCGGCGCCAGCGAGGCGACCGGCGGCTCGCCGGCATACGCCCGCAAGGCGGTCACGTTCAACGCGGCCGGCACCGACGGCCCGTTGGGCGCCACCCGCCAGCCGGCCACCGTCGGCAAGGCGTGGAGCACCGAGGTCACGTTCGACCTGCCGGCCGGCACGTACACCGACGCCGGCTGCTGGTCCGCGCTCACGGCGGGCACGTTCCGCTGCTCCAACCTGCTGTCGGCCACCCAGACGCTGTCGGCGCAGGGCCAGGTCAAGGTGTCCATCGCTGTTGGCCCGGTCGCGGGAGGGTAGCCATGGCGCTGCTGTTCATGGACGGCTTCGACGCCGGGGATTACGCGAGCAAGTACGCGTTCTCCGGCACCCCCTCCGTGGGAGCCGGACGGTTTGGTGGCAGCGGACTGACGCTAGGGAGCGTGAACTACGGCGTCAAGAAGGCCATTGCTCCGTCCGCGCAGTTGTTCTGCGGCTTCGCCCTCACGACCAGTCAAACCTCTGCCGTGGCAACCAATGCCTCCACCGTCCTCATGCTGTGGGGGGACAACGGGACGATCGAGCACCTGCGCGTCGGCTCCGGTGGCGGGCAGGTTTGGCTCGGTCGCGCGGGCACCACGCTGGTGACCGTCGCCAACCCCTACGGGGAGACGGCGAACAACTGGCAGTACTGGGAGGTGTCGGCCACCGTCGCCGACAGCGGCGGCACCTGCGTGATCCGGATCAACGGCACCGAGGTCATCAACTTCACCGGCGATACCCGCAACGCTGGCACCAGCACGAACATCGACGCGGTGCAGTTGTGGCGCGGGACTTCGACTACCCAGACGACGTTCGACGATGTCTACATCTGCGACGCCACCGGGACCACCAACAACACCTTCCTGGGGGACGTGCGGGTGCAGACCCTGACCCCCAGCGCGGCTGGCTCCTCCACCCAGTGGGCGCCCACGGGGTCGGCAAGCAACTGGGACAACGTCAACGAGCTGCCCGTCTCCACCACGGACTACAACTCCAGCGCCACCTCCGGCCAGCGCGACCTGTACGCCCTGACCGACCTGCTGGCGGGCACCGCACAGGTGCTCGGGGTGCAGAACAACGTGGTGGCGCGCAAGACCGACGCTGGTGCCCGCAGTGTGCGCACGGTGTCCAAGTCCGGGGCCACGGTCGCCACCGGGACCGCCGTCACGCTGGGTGCCGCCGACACCACGGTGAGCACCCTGCGGACCACCGACCCGGCCACCTCCGCAGCCTGGACCGTCTCCGGGGTCAACGCCCTTGAGGCAGGCGTCGAGGTCGTCTGATGGCCACCATTGTTGAGACGGTTTCCACCGTTCTCAACCCCGCTGCCACAGGCGCGAACAACACCGGACTCTCCTTCGCGAGCACCCCCGCTGCGGGGGACACCGTCATCGTCGCGGTCACCTACACCGGCAACGCTCAGCCGTCGTCCCTGTCTGGCCTTGGCGCCACATGGACGCTCCGCGAAAAGCGGAACCTCATCGCCAGCATGGGCACCAGCATCTTCACCGGAGCCGGAGCAACCACTTCGGGTCCACTCACGGTGACGATGAACCTGAGCGGGTCGAGCGTCCAAGTCCAGATGTTCTTGGTTCGCGGACTCCCGAGCGGTTACGTCATCACCGACACCGGGTACGCCACCGTCGGTACTACCACCGGCACCACCAAGTCGCTGACCTTGGCTGCAGGCACATCCAGCGGCATCGCCATTGGCGTCGGCCAGCAGCAGGGCGGCGCCGCGCCTACCGCGCCCACATGGCCCTCTGCAGACTCCACCGCCGGATGGACAACCAACGGGCCGCTCACCATCGGCAACACCAACTGGGTGGGGCTGGCTTGGCGGGAACTCACCGCCCCGTCGGTTCTCACGCTGGGCATCACCAAGAACGACGGCAACTATCTCGATGAGATGATGCTCGTCTTCGGTGACCCCGTGGGCGCCATCTCCGAGGGCCAGTACGTCGAGGCGCTCACCGTCGGCACCCCGGCGGCGGCGGTCGAGGGCCAGTACGTCGAGGCTCTGACAACCAGCACCCCTGCTGCCGTGGCGGAGGGCCAGTACGTCGAGGTACTGTCTCCCTCGCAGCTAGTCAGCACCTACCGCGACATGGTGTTGGCCGACAACCCATTGGCCTACTGGCGACTCGGGGACAAGGCCTCCATCGTCGCCACCTCGGCGTCGTCTGCGTTCTCAAGCGAACCCGTGGCCAACGCCTTCGATGGAAGCTCCAGCACCTACTGGACCACCAACGGTGTCGCAACTGGGTGGCTGATGGTGCAGCTATCCGCACCGACGGCGCTCACCAACTATCGAATCCAGCGTCGCGACGACGGATTCTCCTCTCGCAACCCCAAGAACTGGACCTGGGAGGGGTCAACCGACGGCGTGGCGTGGACCGTGCTGGACACCCGCGTTGGCGTCACCTGGCCCATCGCTGGCGAGACCAAGAGCTTCACCTACGTCAACACCACGGCATACAGCTACTACCGGATCAACATCACGGCGAACAACGGCGACGCGAGCTACACCTCCATCGCCGGGCTGATTACCAACCAGGTCGCGGACTCCAGCCGCAACGGACGTGACGCACGCGGCGTCGGGACACTGACCTTCAACAGCTCGGGGCTGTTGGCCAACGATCCTGACAAGGCGGTCTCGCTCGCTGGGACCGGCTGGATTCAGGAGTCGAGTGGGACCGTAGCCACGCCTACCAACATCACGTTGGAGGCGGTGATCAAGCCGACGAACCTGTCGACCTACAACATGATCCTCGACCAGGACGACGAAGTTTCGAACCGCGTCTACCAGTTCAGGGTCGACCCCAGCGGCGCAGTCACCTTCATCGTCTTCGCCGCGACCGGCACACCCGCGCCTTCGGTCACCGTCTCTACCGCCGTCGGCACGGTCGTCGTCAACGGCACCTACCACGTAGCTGCGACCTACGACGGTGCCACGGCCAAGGTCTACGTCAACGGTGCCTTGGCGGCCTCTGGCAGCCTGGCTGGACCGATTGTCACGACCACCACCTTGCGGCCCAGCATCGGCGCGCACAAGAACGGCGAGTTCTACAAGTTCAACGGGACCATCGACGAACCCGCGTACTACGGCACGGCGCTGTCTTCGGCTCGGATCAACGCCCACTACTTGGCCATGATCGGTGGTGGGGTCCCCACCGCTACGACCACCTACCGCGACACGGTCCTGTTCGACGTACCCCTGGCCTACTGGCGGCTGGACGAGACGACCGGCACCGCCATCGCGGACAGCAGCGGCAACGGGTCGAATGGCCAGACAAGCGCCGGGGCCATCGATGTCCACGGCACCTCCAAGCCCGGCCTGTTGGTGGGCGACACCGACACTGCCTTCTGGCCCGGCTACCTGGGTGGCGGTAGCAACGGGACCAACGGCGACAGCATCTCCGTGACAGCCAGCGGCAAGCCACTGGACACCGGCGGTGGCCAGAATCTCGCCATCGAGCTGCTGGTGAAGTTCGACAGCGCCACCACCACGACGAACCAGGCGGACTGGCACTACTTCATCGAGCAGGCCAACTCCAAGTTCTACTTCTTCTGGGGCAACCTGGGCACCGGCACGGCGCTGATCTTCGGGTACAACGACGGCAGCTTCCACGACCACCAGATGCCGTGGTCGCCGACCGCTGGGGTCACCTACCACCTGGCGGTGATCAAGACCTCCGCGTTCGTCACCTTCTACGTCAACGGCTCGTCCCTCGGGTCGGTGGCCTCGGCGGGCTCGGTGCCCACCACATCCGCCTCGACCCGGCTGTTCGCCCGGTATGCCGCCCCGCAGTACGGCTATGCCAGAGCAGTCGTGGATGAGATGGCGGTCTACCCGTCGCTGAGCACCTCCCGGTTGTCCGCGCACTACCTGGCAGCTGCCACCAGCACCACCCTTCCGTCGGACAACTTCAACATGCCCGTCTCCATTGGCCTGGGCGTCACCGCAACGGCCGTTGTGGTCCCCACGGTCACTGCAAGCATGCCCATCACGGTGGGCCTCGGGGTCACGGCGACACGCGTGGTGCCGGTGCCGACGACGACGACGACCGTCCCGATCACCGCCGCCCTGGCGGTCGACTCGATCCGCCAGCAGGGCCAGACCGCGCTGACCAGCCCGGTCCCAGCCGGCTCCTACGACCCTCTGGCGTCAACGCCCGTTTCCTGGCGCATCGTCAACGGGGGCGGGTTGACGTTCGACACGTCCGCCGACTTCGTCGTGGAGCGCGTGGACACGGGCCAGGTGGTGGTCGCGGACAGCCGCGCCGTCGCGGTGATGCCGCAGCCTGCGCCGCTGTACACGTCCAACTTCACCACCAGCGCTGACGGCTGGACCACCGTGCCGACCATGTCGAAGGGCATCATCGCCTGGGCGACGCCGTCAGGTAACTCCGCAGAGTTCAAGACCTACAGCGGCGCCGCTGGGTTCGAGCACACGGTGACAGGTCTGGTGGCAGGTACCCGCTACCTGTTCCGGGTGGTCACCGAGCCGCAGTACGGCGACATCACCGCGACCGCCATGCAGGCGGGGGTTTCCACGGGACCTCTGCGCGGCACCGCGGCCAAGCAGGTCGACGTCGAGTTCACTGCCGTGTCCACCACGGAGACGCTGCGCCTGACGTTGCAGTCGTCTCCCGGCTCATTCCTGGCCGCCGACTACTACATCAAGTCCGTCACCGTGCAGCAGGTGACCGGGGACCCGGGCTTCTACTGGGTGATCCCCAACAACCTGGCCGGCGTCGCCGTGCGGCTGAAGGTGCGTTCCTACGCCACCGGCAACAGTGCGGTGACGGCCTGGTCGGACTGGGTCACGATCACCCCGAACCGCCGCATGGGCGTGGACGTGCCGCTGACAGTGGGCCTGAGGCCCCTGGCCTCCCTGGGCGACACGGCCGCAACGTTGGAGCTGACCGGGTACCCGGAGACCCCGCTCATCCCCACCCGGTTGACCGACACCACGGCGACCATGACGCTGGCCGCCTACCCGGGCGCGGTGGCGTTCTTCCCGTTCATCCCGGACACCGGCGCCGACCTGGACGTGGCGGCATACCCGGAGTCTGTGACGGTGGCGAACCTCGCCCTGACGGACACCGCGGCAACGCTCGTTCTCACCGCCTACATCGAGCCCGACCAGCTCACCGACACCACGGCACCCCTCACCCTCACCGCCTACCCCGAGGGCGCGCTCTACACCCAGGGCACCCTGGCTCACCCGTTCGTGGAACCGGACGCCGGGTCCCTGCCCCTGGACTTCGCCTTCGCCAGCAACATCGACACCGACCCGCCCGCCATCGACGGCGACGACACCACCCCGGACTACTGGATCACGTTCGTGTCGACCGTCGGTGGCACCTTCACCGCGTCCACGGACGTCACCGGCATGGGCATCGAGCTGTACTCCGGCCCGGACGCGGCGACCCCCGACGACCTGGTCCTGGTGGGCGCGGATGTCGGCACCGTCAGCGGCACCACCTCCGAGGGCGTCCAGTACTACCTGCGCGTCCACCCGATGACCACCTCCGACCCGATCCAGACGGTCCTGTCCTGGAGCCAGGTCGCCCGCATCGAGGACCTGCAGGTGCAGGCCGACCTCACGGTCCCCAGCACCCCATTCTGGTTGACTGTGGTGGTGGCCAGCGCCGGCCGTGGCGTCGACCTGGACTTCTCCATCGACGGCGGCGACCCGCTGATGACGATCACCACCGACGACAGTGGGCTGGCGCTGAAAACGTCCGTCCCGCTGGAGGCCTTGTCCGCCGGCACCCACACCGTCACCGTGGTCGACACCAGCACGGGCGCCACCGGGACGGCCAGCTTCGAGGTGCTCACGGACCCCGAGCCCGCCCCGGACGCCATCCCGCCCAGCGTGCAGCCGGACGTGCCGGAGGTGGCCCGCTGGCAGGTGCAGGACCCCTCGCGCGGCACCAAGTACACGTTCCCGATCAACCCGGCCCGCATGTCCAGCCCCCACTCCGCCCGGGTGTTCAGCACCGAGCACAGCACCAGCCCCGTGGGGCAGCCCATCACGTTCGAGGGTGAGCCGGTGGCGGTCGAGTGGACGGTGGAGGGCTCCTGTCTGACCCAGGAGTTCTACGACACGCTGGAGGCCTACCAGGCCTTGGAGTGTCGCATCTTCGTGGTCGATCACCTGGGCCGTGCGTGGACGGTGACGTTCGAGTCGTTGGAGTGGACCCAGGTCCGCGACGCCCGCTACGAGTGGGCGCACACCTACCGGGCCAAGTTCCTGGTGTTCGACGGGCCGGTCCACCTGCAGTGACGGTTTCGGTCCTCCGCGGACCGAAGGCCACGGCATGCAGCGCTGGACTTTCCACGACCCCGTCGCCGGGGACACGTTGCGGTTGCGGGCCAACCCGCGCCGGATGGCAACGCCCGTTGTGCCGCACCGCACCACTTCCGCGCCGCGGTCCGTCAACGGCAAGATGCGCGCCCTGCGCGCCCCCTCCATGCCGCAGCAGTGGAGCTTCGAGGGCCGCCTGCGCCGCCAGGAGGAGTACGACGACCTGCTGGGCTGGGCGGGACGACCCAACCGGATCACCATCACCGATCACCTGGGCCGCCAGCACTCGGTGATCCCGGTGGCGTTCGAGCCGACCGCGGTGGAGAAGTCCGGCGTCGGCAACGGGTGGCTGTTCGACTACGTGTTCAAGGCCCTGTACCTGAGCAGGCTTGTGTGAGAACCACGTCAGCGCAGACCCAGGCTGTCTGGCAGAGCGGCGACTTCGTCGGCGGCAACCGGCCCATCGTGCGCGCCACCATCCAGCGCCTGTCCCTGTACAAGCGCTCCTTCGGCTCGCAGGTGTACACCTCCGTCCCGTTCGCGCAGAAGTCGAAGCCGTTGGAGCTGCCCAACATCAAGAGCGTCAAGTGGTCCCGTTCGGTCGATGGGGGAGTGGCCACCTGCACCCTGACCCTGTACAACACCGAGCCGCTGCCGCTGGGCGCCTCCCCGGCCGCCGACCTGGACCGCCCCGGCTACTTCACCTACCAGCGCGGCAAGGCGTTCTACAGCCCCCGCTGGCACCACACCAAGACCGGCTGGCAGGACTGGATCGTCCCCGACCGGATCATCCGCACCTTCGAGGGCTACGGGTTCGACCCGGACGTGCCCCCCGAGCTGGACACCCACCTGTACCAGTCGGGCACCTGGCTCATTGACGACGTCGAGCTGGACCACGAGGGCTACATCACCATCGAGTGCCGCGACATCGGCCGGGTGCTGCTGGACCAGATCATGCTGCCCCCGGTGGTGCCGACCGCGTCCTACCCGCTGTACTTCGACACCTACCAGCAGGTGAACAACCCGGACATCGTCACCACGACCGGCACCGGCTGGCACAAGCCCGCCTACGACACCAGCTCCAACGCCCCCTACATCGGGGTGGGCGGGGCGGTGCAAGGGCACGTCGGCACCGACGCGTTCGACTCCAGCACCTCCTCGTACTGGCTGTCCATCGGCAACGCCGCCCCCGACGCCGGCTACTCCTTCGAGTACATCCAGGGCAAGTTCGCCAGCCAGAGCCTGTCCGCGGTGCGGGTGCGCACCTGGGGTGGGCCGTACCGGGCCTACATCAGCGTGTATGCCGGCGGGAAGTGGCAGGGCAAGCGCACGGTGCCCTACGACCCGAACAACCCGGTGTCCGCCCCCAACGGCGCCAACATCCCGTACGTGTACGCGTTCGACGCGGACCGTGAATCGTCCACGTCCTACTCGCTGCCCAAGCCCATCGAGGGCGCCACCAAGGTACGGGTGTCGTTCACCAACCTCACCAACTCCGGCATCGGCCCCTACAAGTACCGGGCCGGGGTGCGCACCCTGGAAATCTCCAGCCAGACCACCACCACCAAGGACGGCGGCACCCACACCGAGCCCAAGACCAGCCCGCCCGGCTACGGCGACTTCACCGACATCGTCAAGATTCTGTTGGCGTACGGCGGGTTCTTCTGGCCGTCCGACGCTGCCGCGTTCATCAAGCTCTCCGACGGAACGCTCGTTACCACCCCGGCCGCCACGAACGACCCGGCGCTGCGTGGCGGCCGGGTGTGGGGCGACTTCGAGCAGACCGGCACCGCCGGGGTCGCGCCGCTAGGGGTGGACGTGTGGGACAAGAAGCCGCTCATGGACGGCATCAACTACGTGCGAGACATGGTCGGCTTCATCTTCTACGTTGACGAGCTGGGCGGGGCGGTATTCCGGTCCCCGAACATCTGGTCGGTCGGCAACTACATCGGCCTGGGGGCCGCCGAGGCCGGGCGGACAACGGACTTTGTCATCATTGACGAGACCCAGACCCTGATGGGCCTGGGTGCCAAGCTGTCGTCCCGCTCGATCCGGGAACGCATCTTCGTGGGCAACCTCGCCGGCCAGGTCGCGGGCATGTCCGCCGGTCACAACCCCTACCCGTCCGGGCTGCGCCGCGTCGGCGGCTGGACCGACCAGTCCTTCAAGACGGCCAAGGAGTGCAAGATCATGGCCGACCTGATCGGCCTGCGCCAACTGTTCACCTACCGCACCGACAAGGTGAAGATTCCCGGCAACCCGGCCATCCAGATTGACGACCAGGTCAAGATCTTCGAGCGGATCACCGAGGAGGGGTACCTGCACTACGTGGAGTCCATCTCCATGGAGTGGAACGCCGAGGACGGCCGGTACACCTACGACCTGGGCACCCACTGGCTGGGGGCGACACCGTTCAGCGACTGGACGTTCGACCCGGCCACCCTCAGCGCGGAGACGGTGGCGTACCTGAAGGCTCTCGGGAAGGTGCCCTGATGCCAGTCGATCCCGGCTTCCATGCCTTGGAGCAGCGTCGCGGGATGCTGGAGGCCACCCGCGAGAACAGCGCCCGCTACGCCTCCGCGTACGTGTCGTTCAGCACCACCGGGTGGGGGGAGTTCCTGGCACCGGACGTGCAGTACTTCACCACCACGTTCGTCAAGCGTCCCAGCGTCGCCCACGCCATCAGCATCGACGGCGACACCCTCGTGGACGGGCGTTTCCCTCGGGTCACCGCGGGGGTGCACAAGTGGCTGACCAACGAGCAGGGCTTCTACACCGGCGCCTGGCTGTTCTTCGTGGTGGAAACGGTGGGGCTGCAGTCCCAGGGCCTGTACGTGATGCCCACCGACAGTGACGGGCTGATCGGCACGGTCAACATGCCGGTCCCGATCCCGCCCGACCCGGACTACACGATCATCCACGACTTCACCTTCACCGGCGTGGCCATGAAGGCGATCCCCGCCCACCTGCTGGAGGACTGATGCTGGGCTCCTGGGACGACCCGATCATCCTCGACGGCGCGTCGGGGTCCTACACGTTCGACTTCACCAGCGACATGTACAACGGGATCACCCCCAACGGGTACATGTACTTCAAGGTGAGCCTGGCGGACACCAGGACCGCCTACACCTTCACCATCCCCAGCGACGGCACCCAGCTCACCGGCGTCTACCCCGGCCCCATTCAGGACGACGGCTTCCGGTTTGTGACCAGCTCCAATGTGGTGCGCAACTACCCCAACTACGCCGACACGGCGTGGTGGATCAAGCTGCGGCCGTGGAACTTCGCCACCTACACCGTGTCGTGGACGACCTCCACCACCCCGGACCGGCCGTACACGTTCGACCTGGCCCAGACGGTCGCCCTGGCCGCCGGCTCGGTGACGTACGACAACGAGGCCCCCGACCTGCGGTACCGCTGGTACCGCATCCCCATCCCCGACGGCGCCACCTACACGTTCACCTCCACCGAGGCGGACTGGTTCATCGAGGCGTACGACAAGGACCAGAACTACATCGACTACGGCGACAAGTCCGAGGGCCGCCCGCTGACGGTGACCGGCCAGGCGGGCAGCGACATCTGGGTGAAGGTGTACCCGTTCATCCAGCCACCGGAAACGGCCGTTCTCAACTGGGAGGCGCAGGCCCCGCCGCCGTACGTCGTCCCCAACAACGACTTCGCCACCCCCACCGTCATCAACGCCCGCGTGGCCGGCAACGTCAGCTACGACAACACCGGCGCCACCCAGGGCGCCGCGTCCAGCCAGCACACCGACGGGGCACGGTCCATCTGGTTCGAGCCAACCCCACCGGCGGCCACCTCCTACGTGCGTTTCGAGGCCACCCCGGGCATCACCGACCCCTCCGGCGCTCCCCGCGCCGACCTGTACGAGTGGGACCCCACCAGCTCCTACTGGAACAGCGTCAAGATGTCCGGCACCGCCAACGCGGTCGCGGTGGGGCGGATGTCACCGGACAAGCAGTACCGGCTCGCGCTGTACTTCCCTGACGGCGCCCAGAACGTCTGGGACAGCACCGGCCAGCTCGGGTGGACGCTCAGCCCGGTGCCGACCAACTCCTCCCAGGACGGCGCCACCGTCGCCACCCAGAGCACCACCATCACCCCGGCGGCCGGCGGCGCCCAAGAGACCCAGTGGTTCACCGTGACGGCGCCCATCGACGGCGGCCTGTTCATCGTCCTGGGCTCCGAGAGCGGCCCGCCGACAGGGGCGACCGGGGCGGCCTGGTTGCTGCCGGAGACGGTCCCCACCTTCATCCCGTGGCGCAGCGCCAGCAACCCGACCGCGGCGTACGTCCGTGAGGTGCATGCCGGCGACACCGTCCGGGTGCGGGTGGACCTGTCCGGCGGCGCCACGGTCAACCTGCGCTGGGGCGTCAGCGGCCAGGTGGTCTGGGGGGAGTGGCAAGACGCCAGCTTCCTGCGCGCCGGCACCGACACGGGCAGCCCGCTCGGGCAGCGCGCCTGGTTCGAGCAGTTCTACCCCTACGCGATCACCACCGAACTCAACGCCCTTGGGGACCAGGGCAGCGCCCGGTGGACCGCCTCCTGCGAAACCGCGGAGATGGAGTACACCGACCCCAGCGACCACGACTTCGCTGGCGCCCGCGCCCTGGTCGACTCGGGGCAGGGGCAGAGGGCCGACCTGCCGCGCCCGCCGGGCAACGTCAACATGCTGGGTGGCGGCACCCCCACCACGTACTCCCTGAACGTGGACGACCTGAGCTGGTCCGCCGTCACCGGGATTGGGTACGGCGGTCGGATGCAGCAAGGCCCCATCTACTGGACTGAGGGCGCCGGGATCGCCGGTGGCTCCTTCTCCCAGAACGAGGTTCACGTCGCCAACGCCGCATACGAGGTCTCCTTCTCCACTCGTGAGTACGCCGACGACTGGGGGCAGTGGGACGCGGACCGCCTGCCGGTCATCAAGCAGGGCACCCTCAACGGCCTGGTCACCCCCGAGGAGCTTGCCTCCGGCGGGGAAACCCTCATCAAGAGCCGGCTCAGGCAGCGCGCCGTCGAATGGCGGGACGGTGTCGGCACCAAGCAGGTGAACCTGTACCACCAGTACGGTGTCTCCTGGACCCGGTCCTCGGGCTCAAGCTGGGTCGGCACCGTGTCGCACGCGCCGGTGGACCCGTTCAGCCTGCAGGTGCGCCGCAGCTCGGCCACCCTGGCCGAGTTGGAGACGGGATGGCTGTCCCGGGGCGAGGTCGCGGCCATGCCCATCGAGTACGAGTACCAGGTGCCCGCTGACGGGGTCACCCAGAAGGGCTCGGAGCCGTTCACCGCGCAGTGGCAGGAATGGGCGCTGGACACCGCGAACATCGAGTCGCTGCTGCCAGCCCTCGGCGGCGGTCCGTGGCAGATGACGTTCCTGGTCACCACCTCCCTGTTCGCCAACAACGACCCCATCGACACCTCGCGCATCCTGCAACGCTCCTACGAGCTGAACGGTGGCGGTATCGGCTCTCAGCCGTTCTGGGACCTGTCCGGCGCCGCGTTGATCTACTTCTCCCCGGCCGCGGTCTACCCGGACTACCGGATCGGCACCTACGTGGAGAACCTGGACCCGATTGACCCGGGCGCGGACCTGTACCCGGGCAAGTTCCTCAACCCCACCTCGCGGCTGGATGGTGCGCCGAACGGGTTGGACGTGAACTTCTCCGGCTGAGCCGACAACCCCGACCGTGGGCTACCTGGACATCGCCGCTGCCGAAGTCGGCTATGTCGAGACCCCCGACAACATCACCAAGTACTGGGCGGACCTGGCGCCGGGGTTGCAGGGCCAGCCGTGGTGCTTCGCGTTCGTGTCGTGGTGCCTGAAGAAGGACGGCGACCTGAGCGCCATCGGCGGCTCCCCGTTGTACTACTGCCCAACGGGCGTTGCCATCGCCCGCCAGCGGGGTGAGTGGTTCAGCGAGCCGGTCGCTGGGGCGCTGGCCTTGTACAGCTTCGGGCAGAACGCGGCTGTGCACGTCGAGTTCGTGGAGTCCGTCACCCCCAGCGGCATCATCGCCATTGGTGGCAACACGTCCTCCGGCCTGGGAGGGTCCCAGACCAACGGTGGCGGGGTGTATCGGCGCTCACGTTCCAGCGGCTTCATGGGGTTCTGGCACATTGCCGGCTCGGGTGGCTCGGGGACGTACACGCCAGGTCGGGCGGCCCGACCCGGGACAGTCGGAGGCGTGCCGGTGCAGACCATCAAGGGGTCAGTGGCAGGCGACCCTGCCGTGCGCTTCGTTCGCGCCCGCTGAACCCGATACAGGGTGCATGGGAACCAGCCTGCAGATTCATCCACGGGTGGCCCAGTGGGTGATCCAGGCCCTCGCGCGGCTCCTGGCCACGTTCGCACTCGTGCAGGGGGTCGGCATCTTCCTGGGCGGCCCGCAGCGTTGGCAGTCGCCGGGTCTGGCGGTGGCGATGATGGTGCCGGGCGCGCCGGCCACCTGGGGCGTCATCCTGGCGGTGCTGGGGGCGATCACCCTGCTGGGAACCGTCAAGGCTCGCCACCGCCTGGTCGCCAACGGCCTGATGGGCATCGCCACCTGGTGCACGTTCTTCACCTTCAGCCTGCTGCTGACCCTGCTGCGCGACGCCCGGGTCAGCACAACGGGCGTTCCCACCTACCTGTTCGTCACCGTCACCTGCTGCTGCGTCGCCATCGCATACCGGCAATCCGTGGCCTACCAGCGCCAGCTTCGCAGGGTCACATGATTCCCACCTACCGGCGCCTGAGTGACCGGCACCCATACGAGATTTACCTTCTCGTGTGGGTGCTTGTCGCAACCCTCCCGGCCGCGCTGGGTCTGACGGAGGTCCCGGGGACCATCGCCCACATGCTCGACCCGTGGGCTGCGCGGGTGTGGGCCGTCGGTCTGACCATGGGTGCCCTGATCGCCTTGATCGGGCTCGGCTGGAGGCGGCCCCCGTTCCCCAAGCTGTCGGTGACCGGGCTGGTGTTGGAACAGGTCGGCCTGGTCACCCTGGGCGCCACCACGCTGTTCTACACGTTCGCCGCTGCCATCAACGTGGGCACTGGGGCGCTGCCGGTGCTGGGTGTGGTGCTGGGCGTTGGCACCGCCTCCTTCGCGCAGGCGGCCAAGATTCAACGCGTGCTCAACCTGGCAGAGAGGCGGCGTCACTGATGATGGATACCGCGGTCATCATTCAACTGCTGGGTTCCGCCACGGTCGCGGCCGTCATCGGCGCCGTCATCAACGGGATCGTCAATCGCAAGAAGCTGGGTGCGGAGGCCACCGAAATCATCACCAAGGCGGCCTCCGGGGTGGTCGCGGACCTGCGGGCCGACAACGAGCGTTTGCGCCACCGCCTCACTCAGCTCGAGGAGACCCAGGACGAGTGGGAGCTGGAGCGCGAGGAGTGGAAGCGGGTCCTGCAGGTGCACGCCGCCTGGGACTTGATGGCCACCGCCGCGGTTAAGGCTGCCATCCCGCCGATTGACCTGCCGCCACCACCGCCGTTGACCCCGCCCGTGGTGAAGCGGCGTCATCACGTTTCCGAGTAGGAGTGCCCATGTCCATTGACCTGATCCTGGTCAACCTGGCGGTCGGTGTTGTGCTGCCGATCCTGGTTCAGCTCGTCGCCAAGGCGAAGGCCAGCGCCGCCGTCAAGTCCCTGCTCTCGCTGCTGCTGGCGGCCGTGGCCAGCGTCCTGACCCCGCTGCTGGTGGTCGACCACATCGACTGGCGCACCGTGGGCCTTTCTCTGGCTCAGGTGTTCGTGATGACCATCGCGTCTCACTACGGACTGCTCAAGCCATTGAATGTCACTGGCTCGCAGGGAACGATTGCCGAGGCCGTTCCCGGGGGAGTTGGAAAGTAAATACCACAATGGGGGTCACAATCTGATATTGGGCATGTACTGTGCCTGATGCATGGTCGCATCACGCGAACACGCCGCGGCCCCCCGAGTCTTCCGGTCTCGGGGGGCCGCTCCTGTGTGCGCGGACTGCGCCGTGCACGAGACGTGACAGTACCACCCATCCGGACGCAAACGGGCGTTGCTGCGGGTCTCAATCGGTTGCCATCGGTTGCCAAACCATGCGTCAACGCATATCCCCGAACGGCTTGCCGGCTGTCAGACCCGTGGGCTAACGTCTGCACCCAGTCCACACAAGTGGAACCAAGAACAACCGCATAGGTCAGGCGACTGACCGAACCGAAGCCGTGGCAAGAGCCAGGCTAGGGATCGTTCCCCGGCAGGTCCGTGGGAAGTAGGCGATCAATCGAACCGCCAGAGGGCAACCTCTGACACTGGTTCGGTTGGTCGCCTTTTTCTATGCCCCGTCCGGAAGCGGTGGCATGCAAGTCAGACAGTCAGACCTGGCGTCGTACGCCCGGTGTGCACAGCAGAAGAAGCTGGGTGACCTAGCGAAGGCCGGCGCGCTCGACAAGCGCCCCGAGCAGCTCTCGATGACCGCCTACGGGTCGGTGCTGCACTACGCGATCCACGTTCTGGAGAAGTTGCGGTTCGCCGGCCGCGAGGACGCGCTGGCCAAGGCCCACTCCACGTTCGAGTACTACTGGGACCCGGACAACATCCACCAGGTCTGCGAGCCCGTCACCATCTGGGCGGCCCGACAGACCTACCTGGGGCTGCAGCGCAAGGGCCACCAGACCATCGACCTGTACGCCAAGCACCTGGACGGCGACCAGTCGAAACTGCTGGGGCTGGAGGTCGAGTTCAACCTGCCGTTCGAGCTGGACGGCGAGCAGCACATCTTCCACGGCACCATGGACCGGCTGTCGCTGCGCAAGACCAGCGGCTCCACGTACGTCAACGTGGAGGACTTCAAGTCTGGCCAGGACTACAAGCACCTGCGCTGGAACGCGCAGTTCTCCGGCTACTGCTGGGCCACCACGCAACGAGCGTTCTGGGACCCGTGGGGTGACGACGCGGAGAGCCTGCACACCCGGTTCTCCACCCTGGCCCGGCGCGGCACCTGGATCAGCCTGCGCAACGGCGTGGACCGCCAGGACGCCGGCTGGCGCGGTCCGCAGGACTACGCCCGGTTCTGGGCGTGCGTGCGCGAGTACGTCAAGGCCGTCAAGGCGGACATCTACCCGCTGTCGCTGAAGGGCGACGTGTGCGAGTACTGCCCGTTCCGCGAAGGCATCTGCGGGGGAGTGGCTGTGCCCGACCCCGACCACGGACGGCCCGCCGCATGAGCGCCATGGCGAGCCCTTGGTGGATGCGGGCCTTGTGCGCCGAGGTCGGTCCGGAGGTGTTCTTCCCCGAGGCGGAGGGGGACCGGGCCGCCGCGCTGCGGCTGTGCCGGTTCTGCCCGGTCCAGAAGGAGTGCTTCGAGGACCTGATCCCGGATGAGGCGGGCCGCACCCGAGCCAACCTCACCGGCATACGCGCCGGCCTCACCCCGCACGAGCGGCACCGGCTGCTGTCCAAGGTGTGCCCCCACTGCCGCGGCCCACGGGACCGGCAGAGGTTCCGCCACTGCAGCAAGTGCGCCCACCTCGACTCACACCTCAACGACCCCATGACCGGAGCCTTGCTATGAGCTTTGCCGCGTACACCATCCTCGTCGTCGCCACCACCTGGCTGGCCACCCGGGCCTGGTACCTGTTCGACGTCTACCGGGTCAGCCGGGGCATGCACCGCGAGGTCCGGCACCACTGCGACGACCCGGCCAACTGCCCGGCCGAGGTGGTGCTGGCCGACCTGCAGGCCACCTACTCCAAGGCGAAGGCGGAGCTGGGCCTGACGCTGGGCGTCTTTGCCCTCGCCGTCGTCGCGGCAACGTCCGTTGCCATCGTCGCCTGGGGGACGCCGTGAAGCGCCTGGGCCAGGCCGCGCTGGCGTTCGACCTGGGTGTGCTGACCGGGTTCGCCCTGGCGATGGCGTGGCTCGACGTGCGCGGCAAGAAGCCGCCGCCCCCGCCGCCGCCGGCTCGCGCTCCGGAACCGTTCTGGGCTGTCCGGCCCGATGAGTCGATCCCCCCTTTCACCATCAACACAGGAGATTCCGCGTGACCCTCGTCATCCGCACCACCGGCCTGGAGGACTACCTCGACAGCGGCACTGGCCGCATCAAGGCCCTCATCATGGGAGCCCCCGGCTCCGGCAAGACCCGCTCCTCCTCGTACTGGCCCAAGCCGCTGCTGGCCGACTGTGAGGACGGCCGCATGTCCGTGGCGGACCGGCACATCCCGTACGCCGCCATCACCAGCACCGCCGACATGAAGGCGCTGCTGGACATGGCCGAGGCGGAGGGGAAGAAGCCCAAGGACCAGCGCCGGTTCGAGACCCTCGTGGTGGACACCCTGGACGCCTACCAGCGCATCGTCATCCAGGACTACCTGCGCCGGGCGAAGAAGGCGTCCATGTCGGGCTGGCAGGACTGGGGCCACCTCGAAGCGGAGATGAACGAGCTGATCGGCCGGCTCAACGGGCTGCCGATGAACGTGGTCATCAACCTGCACGTCAAGGACACCAAGGTCGGCGGCGACGACGACGGTGACGGCGGCTACCTGGTGAAGTCCCCGAAGCTGAAGGGCGACCTGAAGGACCAGATCGCCGCCGAGTTTGACCTGGTCGGGTACATGGAGACCGGCTGGGAAGCCATTGACGGCAAGCGCACCCTGGCTCGCTACGTGCAGTGGGAGCCCACCCCGGACAAGCCCATCCTGAAGGACCGCTCAGGGCGGCTGCCCAAGCGCACCTCCGTCACGTTCACCGAGCGGGACTACCTGGGGTTGCTGGAGCCGTTGCGCGAGGCCCTGGAGGCCCTGCAGGCGTCGTCGGTGCTGGACACCCTGGAGACCGAGGAGCCTGTCACCCCCGAGCCTGTGCAGAAGGGCGGGCCGGTAGGAACTGGCACCAAGTCGGCGCCAGTCAAGAAGGCTGCGACCAAGAAGGCCGAACCGCCCAAGGCGGCCCCGCCGGCCAAGCCCGCAGTGCCCGCGACCACCGCTCCGGTGCCCGCGGCCAAGGCCCCGGCCCCGCACGAGGACCCCATCACCGAGGGTGAGGCCGTCCACAACGTCAAGACCATCCTGGGCGGCGAGGTCATCGACCCGACCACCGGCGAGCCCGTGGAAACGTCCGTTGACGCGCCCTCCCCTGCGGAGGCGCCCACTCAGGTCCTGGAGTTCGAGGCCGAAGGGGCGGCATCAGAGCCCACGCCGTCGCTCGTCGTCGCATGCGGCAGTCCTCGCACCGAAGGGGCCACCCCCAAGGCCCAGGGCTGCGGCACCGACCTGCACCTGCAGATCGAGGACGGCCGGGTCGCTGGCTGCACCTCACCCGAGGGGCAGATGCCCGACCTCATCCAGATCGCCGGGATGAAGACCAACACGTTCCTGTGCAACCACTGCTACGGGACCTACCGCAACGCATCGAAGAAGAACTAGGAGAAGCATTCAATGCCGAAAAGCACTGTCGCTGAGGAGTCCCCGTACCCCATCCCCGAGGACACCCTCGTCCCTCTGCGGCTGGAGTCGGTGGAGGCCGTCACCATCGACTACACGGTCAAGAAGGGACCCAACGCCGGCAAGCCCGGCAAGTTCCACAAGTGGGAGTGGACCTTCAGCGTCTACGACGGCGAGTACGCCGGGCTGAACGTGCGTGGCAACTCTGAGCC